CGTCCCAATAGAGATCGCCCTTGTCGTGACGCGCCTGCATGGCGGCGAAGCGGCGTGCGTGTCGGTGCACGGCGCGGTCGCTGTGCCACCAACGGATCATATTGGCGAACGCCTCGCAATACTCGTCGGTGTTCCACTCAAGCGAGGGCTTCGTGTATCGGTTCTCGAATTGCTCGATGCGGAAGTCTTCGAGGAAGAAGCCGCATTCACCGAGCGTTTCGGGTAGTGCGCCGACTTCGTTGGTGAGCATCGGAGTGAACGTCTCGATGCACTCACGCGCGAGGATGCACGAGGTTTCTTCGAACATCGTCGGGTACACATACGCGCTGCTCTCAGCGATAGCGTTGCGCATCTGTGACTGCGTGAGCGAGCCGATATACTCTACGTTCGGTAGCGCGGCGATGCGCTGCTGACAGAAGTCGTACAGCGGCTTCATGTGTTCGGGGAAGTGAGCGTACATGCTCACACGCAGCTTGAACTCGGGTAGGCGCTCCATGATGCCGCCTTCGCGCACCAGCGCTTCGAGGCCGCGTTCAGGGCGTGCGGCGAAGATCAGCGTCTTGTCTTTGCGCTCCGGTGCACCGAACGTCGGCGTGACCACCGTATGGTCGCGGACATCGACGATGCCGTTGCGCATAGCGACGATGCGCTCGCGCGGATAGCCGGTGACGGAATGGATTTGATCGGCGTGCCAGTTAGAGACGGCCCAAATCTCGTCGATGTTGAACGAGAGCGATTGAAGGGCAGGGGCCATGAAGGTGTGGGTGGCGAGATCGTGCGCCCAAAATACGCAGTGCTTCGCTTGGTGCGGCACGCCAGCGTGGCGCATGTCGCGGCTGATAATGAGTAGGTCGTGCGGCGTCGAGCACACAAGACCCTGCCATGCTTCGACCGGGATATAGCGCACGCCGTCTTCGCCCATCGTACCGGGCGGAATATAGTCGGGCTGACCGGGAGCGGGGAGGTTGGTGAGTTGCAGGACGCGGTGGCCGAGCTTCGCAAGCTCTTTGCCGAGCATCAACTGCGCGGTTTCTGAACCGCCGAGTGATTTGAATTTGAGGGTATTCGGGCCGAACGGCATAGCCGCGCCGAGAATTATTACGTCCATAGTTACAGCCTTTCTTCTTTCTGTTGCGAAAAGGGCCGGAGTAGTTAGCTCCGGCCCTGATCTTGTAGTTCAGTTCGCGATTAGATCGCGGAGTTGATGCAGAAGCCGAGGTCGGGCGACACGACCTTCTCGGCTTGGTAGTAGCCGACTTCGATCTCGAACTTCTTCTTCTTCGCGTCAAACGGATACGCTTGGACGGCGAACGGCGTTTGGAACAGCGGGCTGGTCCAACGGAAGGCGTTCAGCCACGTATCGGTCTGGCGACCGGCGAGCAGTTGCACGCGGGCGAGGTACACCTTGTTGTCCCACACGTCGGACAGGGTGCCCGAGCCGAGGAACGTGGCGAACTCGCTGACCGTGTTGACCTGCGCGGCAGGGATCAGGATCGCGCCTGACGGCATGTCGAGCAGGTTTTCGAGTTGCGCCTTAACAGGAACACCGCCGTTGTTCGAGCCGAAGATACGGCCCTTGAGTTGTTCGCTCAGCTTCAACTTGGCCCACACACCCTGCGGGATGATAAGGCGGTTCGGAGACTGGCCGGTGATGCGGCGGAACGCTTCGATGTAGTTCGTCAGGTCGTCGAACGGGCGCGAGTTCGTGGCGTCGTTCCAATTGGACGCGACGTTCGTGGTCGTGCTGACGTTCGCGGCCTGCGAGACGAGACCGGCGATACGCATTTCGTAGTCGAGCATCAGGCGGTCGGTCAGCATTTCTGCGTTCGACTGACGCCATTGCAGCACTTCGTCGGCGTTCACCGCGTCTTCGACGGTCCACTCAGCGCCCAACGCATAGTTGCGCGCGTAGTAGGTGTCGGACGCGACCGACATGACGACCTTCTTGGCCTCGGTGCCGGGGGCGCGCTCAGACAGACCGGCCTGAAACTGGTAGAACTCGCGGTGGCGGAACCTCCAATACATATCGGACTGTTTGCCGACCGGCGTTATCGGAAGCAACTGGTCAGCGATGAAGCCTTCGGGACGACGGCTGACGACGATGTTCGACAGCGGTCGGTCGATGTGCAGTTCAGCGCCTTGGGAGGGAGCGGGCATTTTCGGTGTCTCCTTTCAGGGCGACGATTAGACAGCAGCGCCCGACGCGGTAACGACGCGGCGGTTGATGTGCAGGTGGAAGATCATGCCCGATGCCGCCGAAGTGAGGGCGTCACCGAGAACATCAACGCGACCCGCGCCACCGGAAGTAGCGGTGACGAGGTAGCCGGAAGTAGTGGCGCTGATGCGAGCACCAGCCACGACTGCGGCACCGGCGAGTGCGCGAGTGATGCCGTGCAACATCACCGGAACCGACTGGCCGGAGTTGGTATCGCGCTGAGCAACACCGATTGCGCCGATGCCGTTGAGAGAAGAAGGGTTCAGCGGAATTTGCGTCGCGCCGTATGCGCCGTCAGCAGCTACAGGCGCGACCGCCGATAGCTGTGCGACGGGGTGCGCAGCACGGAACGAAACTTGGAACAGGTCAATGACGGACATTTTCTGCGTCTCCTATCGACGGCTTACTGGTGGTGTGGGCCTTACTCGCCGTGCGCGTATGCGTCTTTGAGTTCGGCGTTCGCCGGATCAGCCATGACCGCAGCGAAAGCTTCGCCGTAGGTCTTTGCCTTGCCCTTTTGTACGAGGTCAGAGGCCATTGCGTCAATACGTTCAGCAGCAGACTTGTCGCCGCCGCCCTTGTCGTCCTTCGTCACTTTCGTGACGCCCTTTTCGCCGAGTTCGACGATGGCGGCCATACCTTCGACCGTAGCAGCGAAGGCTTCGACGCCTTGCTTCTCGGTGGCTTTGTCACCTTCACCAAACTTGATCTTCGCTTCGGACGCGGCTTGCGCTTCGCCCAATGCGATGAAGGCGTCGCGCGACTTCGGCGCGATCTTGCCGTCTTTGATGCCTGCATCAACGATGGCTGTGACGCGCGCGGTGCGCGTGGCCTTCTCGGTGTTGTCGAGGCGCGCGAGCAGCGCGGTGTTCGCGACATTCGCGGCGGCCAGATCGGTCGTCAGCTTCGCTGCGGCGGCGGTCGCATCAGCGGCGGCCTTTTCGGCGGCGGCGAGGCGAGCTTCAATTGCTTTGTTGTCGGTGTCCGTTGCGGGCATTTCGGTGAACTCCTGCTTGCCTTGCGCGTCGTTGAAAATCTGAGCTTCTTCTTTGAACAGCGCTTGGGCCAGATCGTTGAGACCCTTCACCGCTGGAAGCTCAGCGCCGAGCAGCGCTACCGCCGCCAGCACATTGCGATACTTCACACCCTCATACTCATAGGAGGGATAGATTTCAATACTCAATTGGGTGTAGCGCCGCTTTTCTATGAGGTCAAGCAGAGCTTCGGGTACGTTCGTGATGTCGGCGTACACGACCTCGCCGTCGCGCCACACGTTCGTGACCTCACCGAGAGACGGGAAGCCGTTGCGCTGGCCGAAGAACTTCTGTGCGTCGGTGTGGCCGAGCTTCAAATGCGGACGGAAACCCGTCTTGCTACCGAGCGCGCCGTAGGAACTGACGAGAGCTTCGAGATCGTCCAACTCGAAGCGGGTCTCTCCCGCGCTGCCGCGCCATGCGCCGACACGTAGGATTTGAAGGTTCTTTAGCCCGCGAGCCATCAAATTATCTCCAACAGAAGGTCATCTTCTGCCCGAACCTGTTCATAGTCCACAACAGTGTTTGTGGCAATAAGCAGCGGACAGACAAACGCGCTATAGGTTGTGTGGGTGCGTTTTACCCGACGACCGTACTCTCTAATGGATGAAGCCGAGAAGGCAGTCAATACATTAGACGCCGTGGTGAATATAACTTCGGCGCGCGCCCGTACACGAACCTCGGGTGGGGCAGGGGGAGGCGCGGTTTCGGGCTTCTCTACCCTAACCGTTGTGGTCCGCTTGGGCCGCCGCTTGACGTACACAGGGGTATAGCCGCCCCCTGCCGTTGGCACCCTGAACGATGGGGTCTCCGCAACCGAGGCCGGTTGGGTAATCTGTAGCGACCCGATAACCGTTGCTTCGCCGCCGAAGATCAGCGCGCCGGTGGGCGTAACTAGCTGGCTGGCTGTCGGATTTTGCGCCGACGATATGCCAGAGCCGCCGAACACCAGTTGGCCGCTCGCTGCGAACACCGAATTGGCGTAGCGGAGCGACACCGACGATATGCCGTCGCCGCCGAACACCAGTTGGCCGCTCGCTGCGAACACCGAATTGGCGTAGCGGAGCGACACCGACGATATGCCGTCGCCGCCGAAGACCAGTTGGCCGCTCGTCGTCAGCAGCGAATTATTGTAGCGGAACGCAGCCGACGATATGCCAGAGCCGCCGAAGACCAGTTGGCCGCTCGCGGTGGCAACAAAAGAGTTTGGTTCTGAGCCCGGCGCGGCTGAGGTAATAACGAAGCCGGTGCCGCCGAAAACCAGCGCGCCGCTCGTCGTGAGCGTTAGTGAGCGCGGCCCGGTATCTTCCGGCGCACCGAACCAGAATTTATCGGCAAGAGAAGGCGTGCCGACGTAGTGTGGCCGGGTGACGAACGACTGCCAGCGAAATCCTCTACCAACAGCGCCATTGTGATCGTGCGCCGGTTGGTACTTTATAGTCTCGCGACGATTGGTCGATTGGACATTAGTGCCCATTTCAACCTCGCCTACACGCTATTTTGAATGAAGCCCATCGTCGCCGCGAACGAGACGACGGTCGTGCTGATCGGGCGATAACAAAACTCGATGCAGGCGTCTGGAAGCACCTCTGGCATCGCCAAGTCGAACATATTGTATGTGTACGGTTGGTTCGCGACGAAGACCGGAGCCTCTGCCATCGGGCGTCGGATAACAATGTCCACCGAAGCTACGGCGGCAGAGTTAGGCGCGGCTACAGTGAGGATGCGCCGGATAGCCGCTGGCGGCCCCGGCCCCTGCCACACAGGTGGGATTGTAGCATACGCCGACAGCGAAGCCGGGATGTTGAAGTTCGCGGTTCGGACATCGAGGCTCCACGTCTCGACAGTCAGCGCGATAGAACGAACCGTGGCTGCGGGCGAACGCGCGTCGATAAAAATCTGGTTGCCGCTGGCGTGCGAGCGCGGGACCACACCCATCGAAACGGTCATCGTCGCGTGGCTGGGGCCAGACGTGTAGGAAGCTTCGTAAAGCCTGTCCCAAATTTCAAACTGTCCACCGGCGACGTTTGCCTGGATGTTGAGGTAAGAGATAAAGCCACCGCTTCTTGTGATCGTGCTGTCGAGCGGCTGAAACAAGCTTCCGCTTGAAGCTGCGCCCAGGTTCGCGCCGCCAAGCGAAATGGTCTGCGTCGCAGGAGCAGACGAGCCAGGAAGCGTACCTGCTCGCCAAGACGATTGCAGTGGGTTGCCGCCCAGCGTTGGATTGCCAACACCAAACGCCTTAGCGACTTGCGGTCGGTGATTGCCGAGCAGAGCAACGATGTCGTTCAGACTATTGAAGGCCATTGTGTTACTCCGCTTCGATGCGCGGGATGATCGTGATCGCGTCGCCGCTGCGAAGTACCGTGAAGGGAGCGCCAGTGAAGCGCTCAGCCGCGAACAGCTTGTTGGTGCCAGCTTGAACGTAGTAGTACCCGTAGATTGGGCCGAGCGACGCTGTGAACGTCCAACCATACGACGCCGTGGCGGTGTTCACCTGCATGGCGCTTGGGGCACCAGCCGTGGTGGTCCAATGGGCAGGGGTGACGGTGCGAACGTCGTAGCCGCCACCAGGGGCCAGGGCCGCCAGCGAGCCGATGTTCGTGTCTTCCGCAGGCGTGATGTCGCCGGTGTATAGACCAAGCACCAGCGGCGCGGAAGTCACCTTACCGGCGAGCAGGTCGAGCGCCAGCGTCTCGCCAGAGTTGACATAACTGACAGGCATTTACCCTTCTCCTACTTCTTCGTCGATGACGTGAGAGACAAGCTTCGTCTTGTCGTCTCGAACAACTGTGCGCTTGATGCGGCGCGGCTTGTTTAGCTTATTATTCTTCTCGTCGATAGTGTCTTCAATACGCTTCAACGAGATAGCCATTTCGGTGAAAGCCGTCATGGCCTCCTCCATACGTTTCGGTGCGGCGGCCTTGGCCCCCGAAGACTGGCTACCGGAGCCGCCAGCGCCACCAGTCTTACCCGTCTCGTTACCCTGTGACGCGCCGCCAGAACCAGCCGAAGTCGGTGGGTTCGCGCCGGTGCCTTGAGGGGCAGGGAGCGGTCGCAACACTTCATCTTCGTCGTCCTTACGACCACGCACCGGGAGACCGACGATAGAGCGGACGTAGTTCACGTCCTCTTGGTCCATGTCCACGACACCGGCGTTGTGCAGCAACCGGATCACGTCCGCGATCTCGGTGGCTTCGTACTCGCCGTAGCTCTGCCAGATCAAATCGGGATACGCCTCAACGTCGTAGTTGAGATCGACCATGTACTTGATGATCTTGTCTTGGATCAGTTCGCTGCACTCTTGGCCGATCTCGTCCGTCACCTTGAACAGTGTGCGGAGTTGAAGGCGCGATTGGCTGTCTGCGCCGCGAGTTTGTTTGTCGCCGAAGCCAAGCAGCGCTGGAACGAGGATACCTTTTGCGATTGCACCATCGTGATAGATAAGCGCCTCGTTATAGGTGGCCTGACCAGCGCGCGTGCTTTCAAGGACATCAACAACAACTCCTTCTGGAACCAGAATTTCGGCGCGGTTGCCGAGGTCGCTGAGGATTTCCTTCAACGTCAGTTGAAGCTTCGAGCTAGCGCCCTTCGGATACTTCATCAGCAACGTGGGCGAACCGAGCCGTTCGAGGTACACGTTCCAGAAGTTGACGAGGAATTTCTTGGCCCACCAGTTTTTGTAGATCGAGCGCAGATCGCTGACGCCGTACACGTTGCCGAAGTCGGCTTGGTGCGGATAGTGCAGCACCTTGCTGTACGGGATCGAGATTTCGTTCGCGTTGAACTGCGTGTCGATCTGCACAACGTCTTGGATGTTGCCGTGGCGGTCGAGATTAAACTCGATGGTCTCCGGGTCGCGGAACTTCACCGTCTTGAGCGTGATGCACGGCTTGCCCTTGTAGAGCGCGTACTCCCAAATGATTTCACCGAGCGAAAAGCCGTAGTCGAGCGCCGTCAACATTTCCTTGACGACGCGCTTGATCTTCGCGCGCTTGAACGCCCACGTCACGAAGTCCGCAACGTCCTTGTCCTTCTCGCTGTCGGAGGCCGGATCGAGATCGTAGGCGCGGCCATAGACGAGGATTTTCTTGAACGAGAGCGCGGCCTTCACCGCGTCGTCGTTCTTCATGCGCTTGTATTCCGTGAACCCGCCCTTCTGGCGGATGATCTCATCGACGTTGAGGAAGCGGAACTGGTTGCCGCGCTTCGTGGGGTCGATCCCCATAATCATGTCGCGGCCAGAGGCCACGGTAATTTGCTGCTCGATAGCCGACTTGGGACCACGGCGCGACGCGCGCTCAGCGCTGCGCTTCTTCTCGGGGCGCGCTGCATCCGGCGACGGCGCGGCGGCGGTCTTCGTGGTCTCTGTCTTCTTCGGAGGCTTCGCCATTACATCACCCTGTCGTCGAGGCGGTCACGTTGGCGACCCTTGATGATCTCGTCTTCCGTAGTCCCGGCGACGGTCTCGTCGGCCATCGAATAGAAATCGGCAAGCCCGATGACTATCACGTCGATACGGTCGGGGGAAGACCCTACACCGAGCCGCGCCTTGAGCATCTTCTTACTCTCAACCCGGATTTTCTGGTTTTCCATAACCTCGTACTTGAGCGTAGCGGCCTGGGCCGGTAGCTCCTCGTCCGGTGGGATATGGCACAAGCCCTGTTCGAACAGGCGGCGCACCTTCCAGAAGTCCCGCGCGCGGCGGTTCAGGAACATACGGATTTCGTCATCCGGGTCCACCCCTGCCACCAGACCCTTACCGCCGTTATAGGCGGTGACGGCGCGGCCAAAGCCGCCCTGGTTCTCGCCTTCCGCTGCGGGGTCCATCCGCAGGATGTCGATCACGCCGCCGCCGACGCCCGGCTCGTCAACCCGGATGTCGAGCACAGGGATACCCTGCTCCTCCCAATACTGGCACTCCAAGTCGATCAGCGACGCGGTTTCCCAGGTAGAGGTCTTCGGGTAAGCCTCAAGCTTGATGACGTGGCCCTTGCGGACCACACAGATCGTGGTCTCGTCGTCACCGTAACGGGCAGGGTCGCACGCGATGATGACGCCATCCGCGATGGGGTCGAAGTGCGGTAGCTCGACCTGCTGCGCCATGAGCGCCCACGCGAGTGGGATGACGGCGGTGTCGTCGAGCTTCGGGAAGACGCCGCGCACGCGCACGTCGTAGATCGCGCCCTTGCCGTACTTGCGCGCGATGTTGCGGCGATACTTCTCGGACACGCGGTTTGAGACGTACACCTTGCCGTCTTCCGCGCCGAACTGCGTCTCTCCGTCGCCGCTGAGCGTGTAGCGCGCGTAGAGGTCTTTGTTCTTGTTGAATGCGTCGTACAGTTCGCCCGACGTGAAGTTCGGGTTTCCCATCATTACGAGCTTGCTCTCGCCGCCAGACTTACCGGCGTCGGAGAGCGCACCTTCCATGACCTCGAACACCGGAGCGGGAACACCCGACGCTTCGTCGATGATAATCATCAGATAGGTGTTGTGGAAACCTTGGACGTTCTCTGGTTTGTTCGAGGTTCGGCCAACGGCGAACCAATCCATCGGCGCGGCTTTGCAGCGAATGTGCTCACTCGACAGAGTGAACATATTCTTGAAGCGGTCGTTCATCTTGCCGTGCCACTTCGAGAACTCCGGCCACAGCACGTCGCGCAACTGAGCTTGCACCGGCGCGGTCGCGAGCACGCGCGACATCGGGCGGGTCATCAAGAAAATCCAGCCCATCCACGAGAGCACGGTGGTCTTACCCGTACCGTGCGCCGACTTACCGGCGAGGCGGTCTTCGCCGTTGACGAACACGTCGTTGAGCATGTCGCCCTGGTAGTCCTCCGGCGTCGCGCCGAAGATGTCCTTCACCGCCTGCACAGGGTTCTGGCCCCATTCAAGGAGCGCGAGTTCCAAGTCGCTCAAATCCTTCGGCGTCGCGGCCACGAGCGGTGGCGGCGGTGGCGCGAGGATCAGCTTCTTCTCGGTCTCGCCTATGATGATCGGCTTACGTGTCATCTTCTACCAGAGCGCTTTCTTCGTAACTAGGGCCTCGTGTCTCGGATTTCGCCTCGATGAAGCGTGCGCCGTCCATGCGTGCGCGCGCGAGTGACGCGGCGCGTTCGACGGCGGCGAGGAAGCCGATAGGGTCGTCCTTCGACATTTCGTCCGCATCCTTGCCCTTCGCCTTACGCGGCGACGACGGAGGTAGCACGCGGTCCATGAGCTTGTGCAGAATTTTCATCCGCTCGCGCGTCGAGACTTGGACGTAGGCGACCTTCACACCGCCGCCCGCCTGCGGCACGTACACCGGGATCGACATACCGCTTACGATGGCGTTCGCCATGCCGATGGGATCGACCTCTTGCTGGATGCGCAGGATGTCATCCTCGTAGGTCGGGACGCCGCCACCGGCCTTGCGGCACTCCTCCTCGATAATCTCGCGCGCGGTGCGGTTCTCCGCGAAGTGCATACGCACGCCGGGCGGGACGAAGACGGCAGGGGTGAGCGGTCGAAGCTCGCCGTCGAGCGCGAGTTCGAGCGTCTTGAGCGCGGTGCCGACCAGCTTCTTCGCTTCGTCGTCGGGGAGTAGGTCTTCTTCGTCGTCCATCCGGCATTTTCCAAAATACAATAAGAGGGGGCTCAGTCGGGAGTTTTGAAGTTACACACCGTAACTTCAAAGTCGCGGCCATTAGGCTCTCTTATTGTTCCAGCGCATCGTCCACACTCAAATACCCTGCCGTTGGAGAAAACTTCTCGTATCCGGCGAGTGTTAATATCGGCCTGACCCTATCAGCATAGCGTGATCGAGGCAACGCGCGACGGTGGCGGTCCATCATCACGAACTCGTCCTTCACATATTCGGTGCCGCAGTCGAGCCATTCGCGGAGAAGCGAGTGGCGAATTTCGAGGACTTCGCACACGTCCGTGCCGAACTCGTGCCCCGCGACGCGCATCCCGCGTAGCAGGTGCCTGACCCGTTCCGGCCCGAAGACATACGCCTCTCGCTGCGCTACCTGCCACTTCTTCGACGACCGGCGCAGACGCCAGTCGATCTCAAAATAGTCGGCGTCGGCGGGCGGCGGGCCGTGTAGCTCGTCGCACCTCTCGACGGGACCGAACTGGAACATGAACTTGTCGCTGTCGATTTCGGGGGTGTATCCACGGAACAGCTTTTCGAGGCCCACCGGCGAGGCTTCGAGGATACAGGATGCGCGGTGGAAGATGTCGCGCACAGTCGTGTGCGTCGGCACCGGGAAGCGCCACGCGACAGCCTTCTGCCCGAGGTCGGGCACAGAGCGCTTGAACAGTTTGTAGCCCTCGCCGTTCGCCACATACGCAGTGCAGCGAATGCGCTCCGGGTCGATCTCACCAGCGAGAAGATCGCGGCGCGCGCCTGGGTACTCTGTCAGAAAATTGATGTCTTTTTCTGACACCCAAGCGTGCCACTCAGCCCGCAAGTGGTCCTTCGTAATCGTATCCATAGTGTGTATGTAGCTCCATCACTGCGTAATAGTGTTTTGTGTCGATCTCACCAATCGCAGCAGAATAAAGCTCACCACACCTACCGTCTTCAATATACTCGTGTGCCTCTTCCCACGCCTTATTTATGTAATAGACGCGGAGCGTAGCAAGCCAGTAGTTGAAGTAAGCGAACTTAATAGCGCGTTCTTGCCGTGGTCTAAACTCCCGCATTTCAGGAGCGACCATTTCTTCCGGCGACGGAAAATCAAAAAGGTATTGATCCGCGCGATCAAGCCAACAGTGCAACGCCGAAGGAAACTGATCCCTCGACGTTGCCGGAAATGCTACATCTGACATGGCTTACACCACGTCGATGTTCGGGGCTCTTTCTTTGGTTTCAGAAGTGACGACCGTGGTCGCCTCGGCGGCATCGGCACCAGGCAACACGCCGCGAGCGGCGAGGTAGCGCTGGAAGCCACTGAACACCTTCGGGCCGACGCCGCGCGCGGTGCGGATCGTTTCGAGTTGTTCGGCGCTAAGCGTGAACAGTTGCTCGAAGCTCGTGACGCGAAGTCCGACGAGCGCCTTGCAGGTGTTCTTGCGACCGAAGCCGAAGCCGTTGTCGAGCATGTCCGGTTCGACGTATTGCGTGACGAAGCGTTCGGACTTCGCCTCTCGGTTCTCGAACTTGGCCCTGCCAGCTTCGAGCATCTTCTTGAAAATTGCGAGCATGTCTTTCTCCTATAAAACCATCGCCGCGTGGTCGAGAAACAGGATCGCGGCGGCGTCGCGGTCCAGAATTGTGTCGAGCCACCGGCCTTTCGGCACGGTCCACCTGTCGAGATCGGCAGGGAAGCCGTATTCGGGGTTGATGGCCCACCGCGCGTCGGGATGCAAGTGCTCCCGCGCCTCGGTGACGAGCATGAAGGTGTCGGCCTCCTTGACGATCTCCGGCAGCGGCCAGTCGAAGTCGAACTTCGTGGCGATGGCCGACATCAGGCTGTGCTCGAACGGGTAGTATTGCGGCATCTGCACCTTGAGCGGTCGCGCCACGTCGCGCAGGATGAACTCGCTCGCATCGTGGAACAGCGCGGTGCGCTGATCGCGGAGAGTGCCGCCGAGGGCTTCGACAACGAGCTTCACGTTGACGCTGTGCTGCGCCACGCTCATGTCCATCTGCCCCGCGAAGCGCAGTTCGCACGCGAGACCAAACACGATGTCTTCGAGTAGAATGTGATCCGGGTCGGGGTTCACAAAGTCGAGCAGCTTACCGCTGCGCGTAGCAAGGCACGTCTTCATTTTAGCTCCTTACCGGATGAACCCGGAAGCCCTTCGTGAAGTGGTAGCGCACGTCGTAGAGCGCACCGTCCACCATATTCTTGAGGATGCGCTTCGGCACGCCGATACTCGCGAGGAAGGTTTTCGTGCCTCGCATTTCGGGTGTGGAGCGTCTGTTGGCTGTGCCTCGGGCCTCGGTGATCTTGTGCGCGCCGACGCGGTTCTTCTTCGTCACGAAGCCGACGCCCTGCTGGCGGATCAATGTGCGTCTCATTCCCATGTCAATTCTCCCTTATGCGCTTCATGTACTTCACGAGGTCTTCCGCCTCTGCCGCCGCGAGGATCAGCGCATCACGCACCGTCTCCATCGTGGCAATACCAATCCTGCGCCGCACGAGCGCGAGCACCAAACACCCGCTGGCGACGCCTATGTACTTCCAGATCGTCTCGGCTCGCGCCTCGATGTGCTGCGAAGGCGTCACTGCTTTTCCCAAAACTTCGGGCGGATGACGTTGTTGCGCGGGCGCTTGAAACGGTTCACCAGCCACGCGAGACCGAGGATCACCCCACACGTTCCGAGGCCGAGGGCCAGGAAGGTAAGAAAAACACCAGCAACGATCCCTGCCGTGGCGGCAAGGTAGTCATAGAACACTTCCATCGGTTTCTACCCTTTCTTCGCGGTTCGAGACCTTTTAACCGGCTTGGCCGGTTCAACACCAGTGGTCATTTTGTCGCGGTGCGTTTTCCGCTTCATAGAACGCTTATGTGATCGAATGCGGTGGCAATTAGAACAGACGACATCGCACTTCTCGATTTCCTTGAGCACGCGGGGCAGGGACACGCAGTTACTCAGCATCTTCGATATGTCCTGCGTCTTCTTCCCGCGCTCCTCAATATGGTCAAAATCCATGCAGTAGTGCGGGAAGCTCTGCTGGCAATCACTGCATGGATGGTTTTCCTTGTACGCATGGACGACGGCGATAACCTCGACGCGATGGCGCTTGGTCTGTTGCCGACGCCATTTGACGTACTTCTCCTTGTTCGCCGCATAGAAGCGGCGTGCGGCGGCCCGCTGTTCTTCTTTGCTCGCGTAAGGCATAGCGGGACACTAGCTGTAGCGTGCCGCTATTTCAACTCGTCGATGACTTGCTGACCGCGAAGGCGAGCGATTTCGAGATCGCGCTCAGCGAGCTTCACCTTCAACTCACCGTGAGCAATACCGAGTTCGACGAACTCGCGTTTCAGTTCGCGAAGCTCGGTACGCGCGGCAACAAGCTGCTCGAAGATTTCGACGACGCGCGCCTGCTCGTGCAGCAACTCGTACTTGAGGTTCGTGAGTTGGGTTGGTTTACGCTTTGCCATGACTTACCCCTGAAACTGGCCGAGGCTACGGCCTTCGTTAACGCTGATCTCGACCCCTGCCGCTTCGCTGTCGTAGCGCTGCATCCAGATGGTCTCGCCGTCGTAGCGATAGCCGAACCACATCGACTGCGTAGCCATAGCGAGCAGCGACGCGATCTGGACGGGGCTCTCCAAGACGGGCAGGGCTTGGCCTGCGTCGTCAACGATGATGCCGTTCGCCCAAGCCGGAAGCTGAGCGCGCGTAACGAGACCGGGCGGCGGTGCCATGAAGCGAGCTACAGAGCGAGGCGTGAGATAGCACTCCTCGACCTTGCCGTCCTCGTTGCGCATGTGAACGATAAAGCTGCTCATTTTACTTTCTCCACTTGCTCATAGCGTTCGATGAAGATGTGCAGAACCACATCGGCTGCGTGGTCATCGCGAGCAGCGCGGCGATCTGGCCGGGGGCCTCCAAGACGGGCAGGGCTGTGCCGTATGGATCGACGACGATGGTCTTCGCCAACGCCGGGATTTGCCCAGCGGCGACGAGGTTCTTCGGCGGTGCCATAAAGCGCGCGACCGACTGCGGCGTGAGGAAGCAATCCTCTGGTGTGCCTTCGTCGTTCAACACGTGGACCATAAAGCTGCTCATTTTACTTTCTCCACTTTCTCATAGCGCTCGATGAAGATGTGGCGCTGCACGTACCGTATCTTCGTCGCGTAGAAGCGTTCTTCAACACCGTTCTCGTCGCACGCGACAACCGCGTACTCTTTGTCGCTCACCAAGATCACCTTGACGAACTCGACAACCCACTCTTTGCATGGAGAGAGGCGACGATAGACATCGCCAACTTGTGTGCCGTTCATCGCGTTCTCTCTTTCTCTATCCGGGGCGACGGGGTTTCGGCCCGCCGCCAGCCTTTTCCGCAGTGCGCAGCGCGGGCAGGCTTTTCAATCCGTGAGGCGAGACCCTGCCATAGCTACGCGCGGCGCGCAACTGTGGCGGGATGTCACATACCGCTCGATCATTCGACGCCGCCTTTACCCGTGCGGGGCCGCGACCAGTAGCAACCGTGCCCGATGTTCGTTCCCCGCATAAAGCGCGGCGGGTAGAACCGAATTTCCCTACGCGGTGCCTCGGGTATCTTCTTCACCTCGACGGGTGGCTTCGGTGTCTTCTGTGTCTCCACGAGTTCGACCCTAGCAGCGTGGGCAGGGGTGTCCATGCGACATCACGCCTCATACTCGGGCACGCACCGCGCCGACATGAAAACCGCGCCACGCAGGGGAGGCGGTCGAAGGTTCAGGTCACGAGCTACAGCTTCGCACGCCCTGCCGCTCTGGAACTCCTGCCGTATCTCCCTCGGGCCTTCGGCTGTCATCAGCCAGACGATCACGATCCACACATTCATGGCCGATCTCCTTCGAGAGCCACGTTGGCGCGGTTTTTCGGGACTTACAACGGGCTGAGTGTCGCAGGGGTGCAAAAACGACCTCTATACGAGGCACGAGACCCGAAATGCGGTGATTTGACCCGTATAAGAGGCGTTTTTCGTGGTTCGGGCCTTGGGTTTCTGGGATTTTTTCTGTGCGATTTTAGAAAACGCAGTCCTCGCTCCTAGATACCTAGGCGGAGACCCACACGGCAAAATTAACCACGCCGCAAAAACCACCGGCGGCCCATGGTTAACAAGTAAAGGCAAGTAATCCCGAGACACAATACATGAGACACATTGCCACACATCTTGTGTTTCGTGTTTCGTGTCTTGGGGTGTGCTGCACCTATACTTGAGACACGAGACAAGGGGCGCGGAATACTAGGGGCAGGGCTTGGGATGGCGTGCATCGGGGTTTGGGTCTCGGGTTTCGTGTATAGAGAGCGTCTATGGATGAGGGGTGGACCTATAGACGGGGGCAGGGGGAGCGACAAATTACAATAAGGGGGCGGGGAAATTCTGATTTTGAAGTTACGCTGTGTAACTTAACCATGTGCGCGCGTGCCCCTTTTAAGGGAAAAGCTCAATAACCATAAGTTACACACTGTAACTTCAAACTCGCGCCGTCTGCCCCCTCTTATTGTATTTTGTCACGGCTCACCCTGCCCCCAGGATAGCGGCGGGGTGCATCAATGCCCCTGCCCCTATCAGCGCCCCTGCTACCACGCACCCCAAGGCACAAAGCCCGAGACACGAAACAAGAGCCAATAGGGCAAGCGCCCCGCGCCCCGCCCTAGCTATGCGCCGCGCATATAGCGAAACGACTAGAACCGCCCCAGCGGCAAAGCCAAACGCCGCAAGGGTCAGCAATTCGGGGGCGCTCATGTTAGCCCCTTCAATTCGGATTTCAGGACACGCTTCAATTCAGCTTTCAGCGCTCGCGCCGCATCGCCCCGGAATGTTGCGGCATTGGACAGGAAATAGAGCACAATCTTGCGCGCGCTATCCGCGCCATAAGCATCGTGTATCGTGTCCAGGGATTGCATGGCGTCCAGATAGGGAACCGCGCCAAAGTAAGGCTTGGGCCATGCCTTGCGGATGTCCGCTGCGATTGCGTGAATGGGTCTAGGCATTATCTCCAATCCTTTGCGAAGCCTAGGGCTAGGCCGCCAGTTATCAGGGCCATAAGCACGGCCCCAGAGAAGCCCGCCCCGATGAAGCCCATAACCCCAAAGAAGGCGCTAACGCCAAACACGACCTTAAGACCTAGAGACATTGGCCGATGCCTTCCATGTGCCAGCGCCTATTCATGCGCTTACGTTGAGCGTCGACGCTGGCGCATGCCAGCCAAGCCCTGCGGGCGGGGGAGCCGCGCGGGTTGAGGCGAGCGAGCGAAAGGCTCAATTCCTGCGATTGCGCGGCGCGCGACGCGGCGCGGGACCAATAAAACGCATCCATTAGGGAAGCTCCTCTATAGGCGTCACAACGAAGTCAGGGCCATACTCTTGCGACCAATCGGACGCCGCGCCCCATGTCTCGAATTGTTGCGCGTCGGGGTATTCAGTAGAGGCGCGGCCATGCTTGAATGTGGCGTATTCGCCTGTTTGTGAATTAAAGACCACGAACATGATTAGCGCACCTTCCTACCAAAAGTGAACGCGCGGTCATTGTTGCTCGCGCCTTGGAATTTCGCGGCTTGCGTTTCGCCCGTCCAATCGGCGCGGGCCTCCGCTTCGCTGACTTGATACGCGCCGCGCTCAAGGAGCTTAGCGAGGCGTTCGGCTTGTGAGGTTGATTGACGTTGCATGGCGTTATTTCCTTTCTTGATGTAGCGACACTAGCGCGAAGGGATTAACAAACCCTTTAACGCTGGAAGCTTTCAGCGATTTTTTCAGCGCCGACTAGAAGCGGCTCTAGATCAATCGTGTAATCGCTAATCACGTCCGCGTCGTTCCCATAGATCAGGAGAACCCACCCCAGCTTTTTCTTGTCCCTGCCAATATCTCGAAGCACGAAAAGCCGTTCCATATCCGTTGTGGACATTGCGGCGAATATTTCCGAAGCGTCGCGGCTATAGCCGGTAACGTCTTCCTCGCCATCGTTCACCATGATAGCCGCGCCGCTGGCGAGCACGTCAGAGACAAGCCGCACGATGATTTGGCGCTCAATCTCGTTTCTGTGGTTGATAAACGGGCGCGGCCCAATGCGTGAGCCGTGCGGCGATGGTTGCGCTTTATCCAGGCTCATACTGACACCGGGGCAAACGCGATTAGGAAAAGGGTCAGCCATGCGCCAAACCACAACGCGCCTTGTTCGCGTGGGGTCAGTTTGCGGCGGGGTGTAGCGTAGCGCATGGCTTTTCCTTTCTAATGCTCGCGATTATGCACATTTAGCGCGCCGCGTATAATCACGAATTATTACAACGCCAGCACAAGCGCCGCGATAATGCCGACAATCGGAACCCAAGGCACAAGGCACAAGATACCCCACACAAGCGCCCAGCACATGCGCAGCGTGTAGCCGCACACATACGCCCACGCCAGCACGTAGCGCCACGCATCGCCCTTGCGGTTATCCTGAAACGCGGCGCGGTTTTCTTGTGTCATGCTGCACCCTTTAGCGTCGCTTGCGCTGCGTTGTATGCCGCGCGGCCTAATTCGAGCGCCGCGCCTTCCGTCAATATCATGCCGCTAGATTGCGGCGTGTGTTTCCTAAGCGAGCCTTTGGGAAGCAGCAGGCCGACGCTATAGGCAGGGTCTAGAAACCGCACATCATGCGCGCTAGCGTCATGGAAGCGCACACGCGCCTTATCGCCTAGCGCCATTAGCGCCGCGTGCGTTTCGGGCATGACTACCGCCGCAACATTCCAGCCGCTTGCGAGCGCTTCGAGCGCCGTTGTGTGCGTCTCATGTTGCGCGCTAAACGTAAGCGCATAATTCGCGGGGAGGTGCGCGGCGCGCTTTGCTGGCGTGTGCTTTGTGTAATCATAGAATTGCACTAGCGGCAATTCATTGATTATAGACGTTGCGCGCGCCGCAGTGACGGCGCATGGGATGCGTTCCCATACGATGTCAGACGTTCCATTTAGCCGCACGGCTAGGCGCATGGCGTGGCGCTTGGCGACAATGCGCAAGCCTTCAATTTCGTTCACAAGCTGCGCCATGAATAAATCACGCTCTTGAAAGAAGCGCCGCGTCCGCGCAATGCGTGCGTCTTTCGTGCGTTGCATCGCGCCGCGCCCGCTTGTGAATAAGCAATCGCGTCGGCAATCGGCGCTCGAAGCGGCGCACACATTCCAGCCGCTTAGCTCATGCGGCGCTAGATACATGATCGCAGTCAGCACGCCTAGGCTTTCGCCTTTGATCGTTTTTGCGTTGTGGACGCCTAGCAAATCGCCGCGCCGCGTTCGATAGCCTGTTAGCGTGTCCCTGCCTTCTGACATGTTGTGACAATCCCCCGAAACACGAAACACAAAAAGCGGGGCGCGTGCTGATAGCACCTAAGCAATCCACGCACGCGCCCCGTAAGTTTGCGCAGCGTCGCGCGCCATGCAACGCGCCGCGCCTCTCAGGGTGCGCTATGCGCGCCCCGTCAAGTCAGTTTCGCCAGCGTCGGCGGCTAGAGCACGCGCGACAAAGGCGCTTTGCAATCTAACCTTGCCTTCGCTCTTATAGTCGATGGGAAGGCTTGCGATATGTTCCGGCCAGACGTGCAATTCAATCACGGTTCGCCCACCGCTTCCATTTTTCCAATAGTCGTTTACTTGCGAGAGGGGGCAAGCGTGAATGCCAGCGGCGCAAGTCTGATTTTCATCGCGGCAAACATCGCCCCATGACATTTCGACTTGCTGCCCTAGCACGTAGCGGAACTTTGCGTCATGTAGCGCCACATATTCGCCGGGCTTGTCCGTCGCCATGACCGCTTTAACGAGCACAATGCGCCCGTCTTCCAGGCGCGGAACATGCCAGCGGTCTAGGAAGTCTTCAAAGCTTTCAATGACGCGGGGGTCATCGTGGCGCATGAGGCTTTCGAGCGTCCGCAATTCGCTTTCGATTGGGAAGCCTTCGCGCATTAGCTCCACAATGCGGCGCGCGCTGGCGTTATTGATCGGGCGATTTTTGAACGTGACAACGCCAGCGGCGGACACGTTGACAAAGCCGCTCGAAGCGCCCGCGCTGGCGATTGCGCGCGCTGGCGACGCAAGCCGCTTTACCTCAGCCCAATTTTTCTCACGCAACGCGGCGGCCAGGAACGTCGTTTTCTCTACCGTGTGCGCGCGGCCTTCGAAAAACACAGTCACAGTCTTAGGGCCGACGTTATACGCTAGCGGCTTTTCAGGCGCGGGCGCGGGCTTGGCGACGCGGGGCGCTTTCGCCTTCGCGGTTTTCTTTTTCGGCGCGGGCTTTTTCGGCGCGGCCTTCTTTTTCGTGGTCATGGCTTTGCATTCCTTACAATGAGAGCCGCGCGGAAAAACTCAGTCAGCAAGCCCCGCCGCGCGAATTGTTCGGAGCTTGAAAGTATGTGCGCGAACACGGGGCGCGCGGCTAGATAAGCCTTGCATTCCGCTTCGATGTCCAGGGGCAAGGCGTCATTAAACGCCGCGTCATATCGCGCCTCTAGCTCAGGTGTCAGCACGCCAGCGGCGCGCACCTCTTGCAACGCCTTCAAGTCATCCGCGCTAATCCGCGCTTGCGGCTTGTGCGATTGAAGGCGCGTTTTCAGATCGCCAAACACAGGGCAGGCGGGGCGATATTTCAGCAAGAGCGCGAATAGCTCGCGGACCTCATACCATGCCCCTTCCTCTTCGATACGTGACCACACAACGGAGCGTAGGAACGTGCTAGAGCGTATGAGCCGCGCGGCGCGCTCTTGCGCCTCGCTTTCAGCGTTGCGCCATAAGGCAGGGTCTAGCTGCTTTGTGAGGTGTCGCGGCATCCCCAGCAACGGCGCACCCCTGAACCACGAAACGCGAGACAAGGAAGGCGCGCGGGGATTGACGGGATTAGAGCCGCTAAACGGGATATACACCCCGCCGCGCTCTAGCTGCACCTCTACCAATCCCCAGCGCGTGCTAGTGCGTCCGCTATATTTGACGCTCGAATAGGCGCGGGCTTTTCCTTTCAGATACCCCGCACCCTTCGCGGCTTTCAGCGGCTTAGGCGGCTCGAAGTCAGACGCTAGCAGATAGGCGCTAGGTGGCATTTCGAGCGCTTCAATAAATGCCGCGTCAACAAACGCGACGCGATGCGCGCGGCTCATGTGCTGAACGCTCGCAGCGTGGCGGCTCGCAAGGTGTGCGCGCTCTAAGAGCTTCTTAGGCTTGCCCGGCTCTAGGTCATCTAGGACCCAAACCCAGCAAGGCGGCTCTTGTCGGCGGTTTACATCCGGCTTCCATTCCATGAAATCTTTAGTGAGCGGGCGCGGGCTTTTGTAGCGCTCTAGATCGCCACGGCTCCACGCAATCGAGGCGCTAGGCGTTTTAATTCCGTCAATGTATGCGCCGCGCTCCGCATTTTGCCACGCCACACGCTTAGGCAGGAAGCGCGATGCGTCGCCCGCTTCATAATGGGCGCGCGCGAATAGCTGCATAGCTTCCCATTGCGTTGGCGCGGTTTGAATGTGAGCCGTAAACTCGGCGCGGAAGTCATCAAGCGCGCTTTCTAGTGCGGCTTTCACTGCGTCGCGCGTGCGGTCATCTAACAGCAACGCTTCGCGGTTTGGCGTCACTGATAGCGCGCCGATGGGAAAGCGCAATTCCATGCCGGTTGACGGCGCGCCTAGCTCTTGCCATGCGTCGCCATAGATCGCCTCTAGGTCCAGGCGATAGGCGATGCACCCCATGCGCGCATAGGTCGGCGCGCTCGATTGCTTCAACACGGCGTAGCTATCTGCTTCGCGCACGTATTCAGGCGGGGCAACATCCGCGCCGATTAGCTCGAAACTATCAGCGGGGAATAGCTGCAAAATGCGCGACGCGATGTCTCGAAACTCGCGCCAATCTTTCTCAGGAATAGGAATGCGAATTTCCGTCCCTGTGCATTGTTCCGCGCCTTCGAGCGGTTCAATCATAGCCGCGTCAGTTTGCGGGCGCGGCGTGCCGTCCTTGCGGTCAATCACATAAGTCTGTTTGTGGTCGCCGCGATAGATCACAAGCGAGAATTGTTCTGTTACGCAAAAGGGGGTTTTCATGCCAAGGCCGAAACCGCCGATTGCGTCGTCGTCGTGGTCCTTAGTGCTATCGCCTAGGGACATTGCGCGATGCATGACAAACTTGTGTGTCATGCCGCGCCCCCAATCGCGCACAACTAATTCCGGCTGCATCGCATGGGGCAGGCAAACAAGAAACGGGCGCGAAGCGTGGCGCATTTCGTCGAATGCGTTGGCGCAAATTTCGCGGAACATGCTTTCACGCGGGCGGCTATAGAAGCCGCTTGTCAGCATGTAGAATATTTTCGCGTTATTCTTCGCGGCGATTGACGGGGTGGAGCTTTCGCCAAACCCCTCCCCCTCAAAGTCATTTTCTGATATGTGCAGGCGCATGGCTTTTTTGCTTTCTGCTAGGCGTGGCGGTTAGGCGTCGGCGGCTTCCTTCGCGCGCTTCGAGACGCTGAATGTGGCGTATTGCGTCAACGTCTTAAACGGCGCAAGCGCAGCGGCAATCTTGGGGTCAGCCTTCGCGGCTTTCATGTCCAGCCCTTCGCGCTCAACATCGCGGCGCGTGATAGGGCGCATGTCAGACGTATAGAACACATCGCGCCCGTCAGCTAGGAACACATCGCGCGACGCTTCCTTGATTTTCTCGGCGGCCTTTATTGCTGCGTCGGCGCTCGCGTAAGCGTCGGCGGCTTGTGTGAGGTGTGCGGCTTGTTTCGGCATTCCCTGCCCCTTCCGTGTGTGAGACGCGCACAATCGCGCGGCATGGGGGAAGGGTACGCAAGGCGCGCGCCGCTTGCATATGTGGCAGGGTGACACACCCCGCCGCGCCAACATTACAAAATGTTTAGGTGACAATCGCGGCGGCCTTCTTTAGTGTCGTGGTCATGGAAGCCAAGGCGCATACCGCAGGCGGGAGCCGCGACGCGACAGGCGGATGAGAGACGGATCAAAACGGGACACCATAGGAGAGCGATGCAAGAGCGAGGCCAGTTAACCAGAGCCAAAACGGGACAGTTAATGAAGACGGTTAACAAGAGGTAAGGTTAACGCCGCCCACCGCCGCCGCGCCGCCCCGGCCCCCTAAATTCGCTCCCGTTGTTATAAAATTCCGCCTCGTTCTTATAAATTCCGGCCCGTACTTATAAATTCCGGCGCGTTCGTCCAAATTTGCGCCGCTTTCAGTTCACCGCGCGGCACGCTCGATCATCGACGGCGCGGTGGTGGGAGGGTGAGAACATCGCCTCGCGCGCCCCGGATCGCGCAGGCCCATGACACGAGCGCGCGCTCGTCAGCAGCCCTCCCACAAAATTCCGAAGCACGAGACGCGAGATTTGAGGCCCCAGGCTGGCCGATCTTTTGGCCGATGTCTCGGGGCGCTGGCCGCTCGCGCCTCTGTACGGGCATTCTAGCGCGATTGCGCGTGTGTACCGAATTTAGGCATGTTTGGCCCCACCGACCTAAATTCAGTCGCGTTGCTCCTGCTCGGGAACATCGGCAAGAAGATCGGCAAAATTCACCCGCGTTGTTCCCGCTCGGGGGGGGCATTTGTAACCTATAGGCCGCATTGCAAATTCCCCATTGCATTGCAAACTCGCCGGGGGGGGTATTGCAAACCCGCCAGCACCCCTTATTGCAAACTCGCCGGCCCGCTATTCACCGGCCAATCGACGCCGATGGTGCGCAGGTCTTGTACGAGGCGCACGAGGTCGGGGTTCTTGTCTATCCACAGGCGCACGCGCTGCGCGGTCGTGATGATCTGCGGCCATGTGTCTGTTTCGACCGGGCCGAAATCCCAATCGCCGCGCGACACGCGGTCATTCCACACCGCAGCCATCAGCTTGCTGTCGTACTTGGCGATGATGTTGAAGGCGCGCGTCATTTCCTCGACAGCTTCGGCCATGCCGTCGAGCGTCGCCGCCTCTGGTGGAAGGTTATCCATGTCCAGAGGCGGCGAGGCCCAGCGCCTGAGAAGGTCGAACGGATCGTCCACCGTTAGCCGATGGCTTGATCTTCGCTGCCGCCGAGTTGTTCGATCAGCGAGCGGTTGAACGCGATGAACGCATCGCGGGTCTCGTTGCCGGTCGCGGCGCGCGAGGCGTGCTGCGCGGCCTTCGAGACGATGTTCAGTACGTCCGCGCCGCTGAGTTGCGTGAGGCGATCAGGTTGCGCCACGGCGGCGGCGTTCTCGGTGTAGGGTGTTTCGGCCTTAGCCATTGGTCTTCTCCTTGAGTGGTTTGTCAGTGCGAACGGCGATGTAGTGATAGCCTGCGCCGCGCTTGCCGTCTTCACGCCGCACAGGAAGTTGACAGAGAACGAGCACGCCGTCCTCAGCGTATTGGAAAGCCGCCAGCGCTTGCCGGTGGATCATATCGCTGGTCTCGGTGCGCTTGGGGTGCTTGTCGCCCAATTGCAGCGGCAGATAGTGCTCGCGCGCTTTGGCGAGATCGCCAACGTGGTACGCGATCCGTGCGCCGGGCTTCGTGTTGCGCACCCACGAGTGCAGCGCGCCGAGGCGCAGCTTCGCCGGTGGAGCCATGCGCGGCCCTGCCTCAATCTCGTGTCTCATAGTCCTTCGCCTCTCACTATCAAAATCTTGTTGGGTTGTATTGAAGCATTCCTGCCGTTCGCTGGCTGGAAGGTCATGTGGGCAGGGTTGATGCAGCGCGTGTCCTTACAGGCCATCTTGACTTGCCAATGCGAACGCGGGTGCTCGAAGTGGACGCGCGTACCTGTGTCTTCGCGTGTGAAGCCCTCGACGAAGCCCGCTGATGGGTCTTCGAGGCCGTCCCACTCGTAGAAGATTTCCGCGATCCACGGACGCGCGCGGACGACTTCGTTCTTCCAGCCCTGTCTCTCGTAGAACACCATCACCCGAATAAGGGGGTTTTCCTTGAACTCGAATTGCTGGTCGCCTTTGGTGCGAACAGACCTCGGGCGCTGGCGCGTGGTCATAAACCAGCAGCCATCGAAACCCAAAGGACGAGACACGCGCCACTCGATCTCGGCTAGCCATTCAGGCGGCACCTCGGATAAGGGGGTGTGCGCGCCGATCAAGTTGCGTTTTAGTTTCGGCGGTCTTGACCAGAGCAGTTTTTGCTCCCGCTCGCTCCACACGCCAATGAGTTGCGACATGAGATCGTATCTCCTCGATAGGGTCGGCAAACGGTAGGATCAGAGAGTGATCGAACCGCTCGTGTTGTCGCGCGGCTAGATACTCGATGGTCTGCACTCGCTTCCCGTACTTCAACCCCATGTCCCAAAAAACCACAACGTAGCAGTTACAGCCACGCAAGGACAAATCTCTGAGCATCACTTTCTGTTGCTCGTCGAAGTGTCGCCAAAACGAGATCGAGCGGTCGCTATAAAACTCGATCCACTTGAACTCCATCCAGAAGTTCGGCGCGGCGTAGTTATCCGGCCAGCCCTTCTCTATCTTGTGCTCGCACTTACGCATCATCCCGCCGATCTCATTAATGGCGTCGCGGTAGCGGCGTTCGTAGGGCCGCTCCTGCTTACGCACGTTAATGAGTTTTTTGCGGGGCATTAGCCGTTCGCTGCGACCTGCGCAGCGGTCGGCGCACCGACGAAGCGCATCTGTGTCGGGATCAGCGTCGTGAAGTCGTCGGACGCCGAATAGAGCACCGTGTTGAGGTCGATGCCGTGCTTGATCGCCTGATCTTGCCAGAACAGACGCATGTCCTGCGCGACGGCGGCGGCACGCTGCTCGTACTGAGCTTGGAAGTCAGCCGTCATCTTTTGCAGCGCGTTCTCACGCGCCACCAGCGCCGCCAGCTTCGCTTGATCCGCCTTCTCCAACGGGATCGCTTGGGGTAGGTTCGTCATTCTCTTTCTCCTCTAAGAAGTCGCTCACTTCGACAACTCTATCGACCATGAGCCAACGTCCGCTGTCGTTTATACACGTTCCGCGCACGAGGAACAGCTTACCTTCGCTGTCTTGGTCATGCCAAATCGTCGCACCCATGTCCGCGTACTTAAAGCGGTTCACCGTGCAGCCGATCTCGCCGGTGCCGTCGTCGAGGATCATGTTGAGGAAGTGCTGCGGGCCAGCGTTCTTGCCACCGCCGCGCTTTGCCACGCGCTCGGGATCGTTGCTGTCGCGCAGCGTCTTCTTCTTCAACACGCCGCAGATCAGATACGAACCCCTGCCTACGGGCACCTCGCAGATGCGATGGGCAGGGCCGGTCACGCCAGCGGGTGTGTTCTTCGTCTTGAAGTCGTCGGGGCTGTCGTAGAGCGGGCGCAGCTTGCGTTGCAGGCGGCCCACGTCCGCCCACGCCCAATTCTCCGGGTCTTCGATCTTCTTCAACACGCCGGGGCCGATCTTGGCCTTCCACGACGGGCCGGTCTCGTCACGCAGCGCGACGATCTTCTCGGCGGTCTTGAGGCCGATGCCCTTCACGTTCAGGAAGCCGCCGATCAGCGCCCCGTCTTCGATGCGCCAGTTGACGCCGCTGCGCTCCGCGTCGAACGGGATGATCGTCACGTCATCCCTTTCTAGCTCTTGCAGCAGCGCCTTCGAGCCTTCTTCGTCCTTCGCGTTCAGTAGTTGCGCGTGGCCGTATTCAAGCGGGAAGTGCGCCTTCAAGTAAGCGGTGATGTAGCTCACCATCGAGTAGGCGACGGCGTGCGAGAAGTTGAAGGCGTAGCTGCCGCTTTCCTCCATCTGGTGCCACAGGGACTTGGCGATTTTCTCGCCAACCTTGACCCCTGCGTTTTTCAAAAATTGGTCTTCAAATTTTTTCAATTCCTCGGGCAATTTCTTTCCTATTGCGCGGCGGAATTTGTTCGTGTCTTCGATGGAGAAGTCCGCGATGTAGCGGACGATGTTCATCATCTGCTCCTGATAGATCACGGTGCCGTAGGTGTCGCCAAGGTACGGCTCTAGCAGCGGGTGCTCGAAGGACATTTCCTCGTCGCCGCGCCGACGCTTCACCCAATTACCTGCGGCACCACCTTCCAGCGGGCCAGGGCGAGCGAGAGAGGTGAGGGCGCAGAGATCGGAGAACCGATCAACGGTGATCTGGCGCGTGAGGCCGCGCACCGTGCTGCCTTCAAACTGGAACACACCAGTAAGAAGGTCGCGGCGGAAAAGATCGAACGTCTCGTCGTTGTCGAGAGGCAGTTTGTAAAGCTGTTGGACATCAAGCCCGGCCTCTTTGCAGCAGTCCTCGATCACGCTGAGCGTGCGCAGGCCCAGCGCGTCCATCTTCAACGCGCCGATTTCCTCAGCGTCCTTCAACGTGAGCGCGGCGACGCTTTCCTCGTCCACCGAGGCGTAGCGCGTGATGTCGTCGGCGGTGACGACGATGCCTGCGGCGTGGACACCATGGTGGCGTGGCTGGCCTTCGAGAAGCGCGGCCTTCTTGAAGTTGGGGAATTGCTCGACGACCATAGCGATTGCTTTGTCTTCGAACGCTTCCTCAAGCGTCATGTCTTCTCCCATGAGACGCGCCACCAGCCGAGAGGTTTCGAATGGGACTTTGAGGGCGCGGGCGGTGTCGTTTAGGGCCGACTTGCCCGCGAGTTCAGCAACCGTACCGATCTTAGCGACGCGAGCGGCACCATAGGTCGCAATAAGGTGGGTAAGAATCTCTCCCCGCGATCTGTCGGGGAAGTCAACGTCAATGTCGGGCCAGTCATTCCGCGTGATGTCGATAAACCGCTCGAACAGCGTTCCATGCACGATTGGATCGACCTCAGTAATTCCGAGGAGATAGCAGACGAGACTGCCTCCCGAACTGCCGCGACCTGGGCCGACGAACATTCGTTGCTTGGCCCATCCAACAAGCTCTCCGACGAATAGGAAATAATCTGCGAAGTTTTTAGCTCGGATGACTTCAAGTTCGGCGTCCAGCCGCTCTCGGTACACGCCGGTTCCGACGTTGATTTCTCGGGTGGCGGCTCCGTCAATGCAAAGCTGATGGAGTTTTGTCTGCGCATCTTCGAATGTAATGTTGCGGGCTTTGGGAACGCGGACGGTTGCTGCCCCAGCAGCCACATATCCTTCGGCAACATCGAAAGCTCGTCCAATAATGTCGTCCGAAACTTTGAATTGGGCGAGGCCATGTCGATACTCTTTCTCCGACATCATGTGATGCACCGGCAGATCAATGTCACCGATGCGCTGCATGTTCGACGTGGCGCGGACCATATCATAGCCGTCGCGGTGTTCGATGCGGGGGAATGACGCACCCAACGCAGCGATGGGCGTGCAGTCGCCGCTCTTAATCATACCGATCATGTGGCCGGGCGCGGGGCGCAGCGCCACCGGGTAGCCCTGTGCAGCGGGGATGTCGCGCGTCTCAATGCGGACGTGCTCTACGATCACGCCGATGCCGCGCGTCTTAAGCTCGCGCACTTGGTTCCACGTCAGCCGTGGCCGGTAGAACATCTGCGACTTGGCCCTGCCCATCGCCTTGTAGATTTCCTGCAAGCCATCCTGATTGATGGCGACCAGGGTGACGAGATCGTGGCGGGGGTCTTTGTCGAGTTGAAGCACGACGGGCAGGGTGATGCCGAACACAGGGAGGATGTCGGCCTTCAAGCATTCCTTCTGGAACTGGATGTGACCCCAAGTGGAGCAGTAGTCCGCGAGACCCAAGACACGAAGCCCGAGTTCCGAGGCACGCTTCACGATCTGCTTCGGCGTGCCATACGCACGCAGGAAGCTGTAGCTAGAGCGAGTGTTTAGGTGGATCATTTAGTTTACTTTTGTTGTGTCGAAATCAAACTCGCCGCCGCGAAGCTTCTCCATCATTTTCCCGATGTCGCACAGTGCGCTTCCCCACGGAAGCATGTTCTTTGGCATGTTATCTCGTTCTTCTGTTGTGAAGAATAGATTGTCGCCAATTATGTGGATGATAGAGCCGACCATAACCCGACCCTGGTGGGGGTGTTTTGCAAACACGTCCATAACCAAAATCTTGTCATCGTTGACAGTTCTATTATCGACAAGCTTGATGTCGATAGAACCTAGAGCGGCTTCTAAGCCAACAATTTCATAATCAGTTAGGTCCACTTTATTCTCTCCTATAAGTCCCACTCGTATAACGCTTCGCGGGCCGCGCGCCAAGGCGGCGTGCCCTTCTTAATCTCGCGGTCGTAGTAGTCACGCACCTCGTCTTCGAGGCCGTGCTCCTTGGCGATGTTGATCGCCCACTGCCGCGCCCTGTCTTCTTCGGCGCTCACTCTGGATCGCCTAGCATATCGACAAGCTCCATCGCCTCAGACATTGCCTTTAGCTCATCGGCCAGTAGGCCGCGAAGAACATCGCCGTTGCCGTTCGTGCCATAGAAGGCGATGCTCTTGCCAGCAGGCTTCATGCAAATGCCGACTTGTCGCTTCTCTTTTTCAAGAGCAAAAACTTCGAACAGTCTGCAATGCACGCCTTCGACAACGCCGCCCGGCTTCTCTACGATAACAGTGTTTGCCATTATACTATCTCCAACTCTGACATGGGTCGTAGCTTTTCCAACGCCACGCGGACGTGTGGGCGACCGCGCCACGCTTTCAGGTCGCATTCCTCGCTGTTGGCGAGTACATCTTTCGAGTTGATCCAGCCCAGGAACTCGACCTCGTGTGCGCGCTCGTCGTAGCGCGACATCACGAACGTGTCGCAGCGGTCGAGGTTCTTGGTGCCGACCACCATGCCGGTGCAGTTCGGTGGCCCCGACTTCACGTCGATGCGGCGACCATTCGATAGCTGGTAGTCCCACCCACCGTCGCCTTTGAGTTCGACATCACCCCGGAATTGACCACTCAGGGTATCCGAAAGTAGGGAGAACGCAAACTCGCAGACGGTCGAGCGCACCTCCATCCGTATCCGCTTCTCCTTGTCTTCGGGGCCGGTCTTAGACCCCTTCGCCATGTGCCCCTCGGCGCGGGCGTGCGCGATGGCGCGGCAGTAGCGGTACGGGCTAGAGTGGATACGGACTTTCACTTGTCGTACTCCACCAACAAGCTCTCTGTTGCAGCGAGCGCGTCGTTGAGTTCTTCGCGATACAGCTTGAGCGCAGCAACCAGCCTCTCTGTGTTGGTGGGTCCGTCTGCGGGGTAGCGGCTGTCGTGGCCGAACCGCACGATCTTCGCGATGCACTCGTTGACGTTGAGGGCTTCGCGTATAACCTCCGCGCTTTCCTCGATCACATGCGCCGACTTACCGGCGCGGTCGCCCGGCTTGGGGAGATATTGCTTGTGCATTATTCGTAGCCCAGCCCAGCGAGGCCGCCTTTCTCGATGAAGATTTCCACCGTCGCGGTGATGTCAGCGAGTGCGTCGTGTGCGTCCTGTAGCTCGCGACCCATCACCACCTCGTACAACTCACCAAGCGTAGGTCGTTTGATCCCACGCTTCCCTGCCTTCTCGTACCAGTCGGCGGCCTGCTTCATCAAGTCGATGTGGCAGGGCGGCCAGGGGAACGCGGTGGACAGACCATAGCGCTCTAGCTGGTGCTTGAGGATAACGTAGTCGAAATACTCACCGTTGTATGTGAGGCAGTGCGTCGCACCCACGAAGAAGTTAGCGAGTTCGGAGTGCGCCATCAGGAAGTTCGGCGCGTCCTTCACCGTGTCGGGGCCGATGCCGGTCTTCTCGATAGCCTCCGCGTGCCACCGCTCGTCCGGTAGCTCGGGGTCGATGTAGGTGTTGAGCGCCTTGGTGATGGCGTACTGGCCGTCACCGATGTACTCGACACACGCGGCACCGATCTGTGTGATGCCCGGTTGATCTTGCCAGCGCGGCGAGCCTTCGCTGAGGCGACCTGTCGTTTCAATGTCGAGCGCGATAATCTTAATCATCTTTGGTAACGCCCTTATAGTTCTCGCGGGGATAGTCCTTCTTGCCGACGCCGCGCACCTGCATGGAGAACAGCACGAGCGCGTTCCACGCCACGCTCACCAGATGGTGCGACTTGGTTTCGTCGTCGTAGTCTTCGCCGCGCTCCCACGCTACGAGGTGGCGCTTGAGGGACGCCATCGTGTCGGACCACGACAGCCCCTTCTCCCAATTGCGCGGCGCGTACTTGATCGAGCCGAGGGTGAGGAGGTGGGCGAGGGCGTACAGCCATTCCCAAGGGATCAGGTCGATGCGGATTTTACCGGCGTTGAAGCGCAGCCCTTCTTCTGACTGCTCGTTCGCTGCGGTGTTACCTGGTGCTGGCTTGTCCTTAGACATCTTTAGGCTCGTCCTTCTTGGTCGCTTTGAGTGTGGGTTCTTCGCTCACGATCTCGCGCGCCCAATCAGTACCATCTACCGGAACGTGGCCCCAGGTATAAGGAGACCAATTGTCGCGGCCCTTCGCTGTGCTGATGTGTTCGCTGATAAGGCCGACGTACTGTTGACGCCCGCCGACCTCATAGATTTCGTCTTCGAGACCGCCCTTACCGACGACGCGGATGCGGATGCGCCGCTCGATGATGCTATCGCCGCCACCCAGCGGGTAGCAGCGCGTGATCTCGAACGTGCGATCAGCGATAGCTATGCGCGGGTCTTTGGATTTCGATGTTATAGGTGGCTTACGCTTGCGGCGCGGCTTCGCTTGACCAGCCTTCTTCATGAACGCTGCGCTGGGTTTGAAGATAACATCACCCATCACACAGCCTCCGTCAGCGCGCGCACGAACATATCAGATCGAGGATACAACAGAGTGAGGCGATGCCTCGCTCGTGTCACCGCAACGTAGGCGACCTTGCGCTCAGTGTCACGCTCTTTTCCGTCCTGTCCTTCCCACACCGAGGTGTAGCAGTCCGGTATGATGATAACGTGATCGGCCTCGCGCCCCTTCGAGGCGTGGATGGTCATGATATTCACGTCAGGCATTTTCAGAAGTATTCCTGTGCCGAATTTTTCTACGTTCCAGCACAGCAGCGAGTAGATTTTCATCTGCGTCATCGACACACCGAACTGCGACACCGGGTTGTCGATGAACTTGATGTCGAAGTCGTCCTTCGTGAGCTTCTTACGCTTCTCGTCGGCGGCAGTCTTACGTTGCCGCGCCCACGCTGCGCTGCGCTCCTTGCCGGGCATCTGTTCGAGCATCGTGATCGCTTCGGCCCACGAAACCTCCTCGCCCATGCGCAGGCGATGATAGATCGAGAGCGCCTTAGCTTCCTTTTCGAGTAAGTAGCTCTCGCCGTTGTACGCGCACGGCACACCCTCCTCGCGGATAGCCTTATAGACGGAGCGGCCCTGGATGTTGTGACGCACCAGCACCATCGTGGTCTCCCCTGCCTTGATGGGCAGGGTGTGCTTGTCTGCGAAGACTTTGGTTACGCTGCCGTCTTCGTCGCGCCAGATCAAATCTTTCTTCTGCCTGTTCTTCACCGGCGCGATGATCTTCTCCGCGACCGCACCCACATTCCGAGGCACGCGCCACGAGACAGGAAGCACTTCGCTCGTGTCACTTGGGAAGTTGAGGAAGCCATCGGGGTCCGCGCCGAGGAACGAGTAGATCGACTGGTCGTCGTCGCCACAGATCACGACGCGCTTGGCACCGCCCCACATCTTCTGCACGACCTTCCACTGGAAGACGCTGAGGTCTTGCGCCTCGTCCACTAGCACGAGGTCGGCGGGGATCGGCGCGGGGCTGTCGTGATACATTTGCAGGATGTCGTCGAAGTCGAACTTGTCGCCGTCCTTCTTGATCTGCTTCATCGCCGCTTCGATCATCGCCACGTTTGACGGCGACACCACCTCGTAGCGCTCAAAGTTCTGCATCGCTTCATAGACGGGGATCATGCGCGCCTTGGCGAAGTTGATGCACTGCACCAGCGGATCACCGATCACGTCGCTGTTCTTCTCGTCGTCGAACTCCGCGCCGACGTTGAAGCGCATCCGCGTCATGGCGGTGAGCGCGGCCCACTCGCCGCCGCCCCAAATGTGCTCGCGGTTCAAGCCGATCATGCGCCGCGCTGCGGCGTGGATGGTGCAGAAGTATCGCGGGCGCTTACCACCGACGTGCTTGCGCACACGATCATACGCCTCGTCCGCTGCAGCCTTGGTGTGTGCGATGTAGGCGATGCGCTCGATGGACATGCCGCCCTTCACCGCTTCGAGCACGATGTCGATCAGGCGCGTCGTCTTGCCGGTGCCGGGTGGCCCGTAGATTTTATGGATGGCGGGCTTCAAAACGCTTGATCCTCCGGCTCAACGAACCAAACCGTGTCGCGCTCGGCTTCTTCGTATGTCTGTCCGTCGCCTGGGTGGCGCGGAACGAAGTGCATAAGAGACGAGACGATGCCGTTCTTTTGATATAGCGCCTTCCAGGGGCGCGTCCCTTTGGCAAGCAACTCGCTCTGGTGAAACATATCCATGACGCGCGTGGTGGTGAGGCCAACTTCTTTTAGCTGGCGTCGCAGTTCGTCCGCGAACACACCAGCGTCCATAACGAGGCAGCGCTTCTCCTTGTCCCACACGATCTGGCCGCGCTGGAATGCGTCGCTTTGAAGCTCGTCGCCGGTGTGGATACGCGAGCGCAGGTAGTCACGCGCGGCGCGTTCGAAGCGCCCTTGCAGCGTCATTTCACGCGGCATCGGTTCCTCGAAGAAGATGTCGCCTTCGCGCCCCACCAAAGAGTTGATGTATGGGTGCCAGCTTTTAGCTGACATGGGTGGGACGTGGAATTTGTATTGGTGAAACACATCTGCCGCGAACTTCGGAAAGCTCAGCAAGCTATCTTGGTTCGTGTTGACATAGCCCGGTTGGTTTTCGAGATAGATATGCACCGGGTACTTGTTCTGGTCGTCGCCCTCTGGCGGCTTGAACTTCACCAGCTTCACAATCTCGAAACCAACAACCTGACTTACGGTGTTGCGCGCCATGATGCCGAAGCGGCGCACCTTACAGACTTCACGATTACAGATCGGCTGTACGAAGTCGCGCTGGCATAGCAGGCCGTAGCCCTGGTTCTCTTGGCCTCGGATAATCCGGTCGATGTCACTCGCCTTCAACGGCGTCGCCATGCTGTAGTTCTTATTGTGCAGCATTTCCTTCCAGTCGTCGGGGAACATCATCGGTAGCCGCGCCGAGAGGTGCGTCATCATATCGTCGCGGTGGCCCTCGTGCTCCGTGCCTTCTTCTTCGAGCATCAATGCCTCGAAGCACGGCGGGCCTTCTTTGGCCTTGTCCTCATAGGAGGCGATGTTGTTGATAAGGGTGTGCGACGACTTCGGTGCGCCAAGCTGCGCCGACACCTGCTTACGGAAGCTGGGCCAGTCAACGATGGCGTGCGTGTTGCACCAATCCACGAACTCGTCGCGCGTAAGATACACGCCGTCGAGCAGCATGGCGCGCGGCGACGTAGCGCCTGCGATGGCTTCGGTGCCGAAGTACGGAAGCTGGATTTGCGTACCGCTACCGTCGCGCGAGTGCGACGGACGGATGTCGATGTTCGCGTTGAAGCGCTTCTTGATGTCCAGCTTCTCGACGATGTGGGTCAACATCTTGCTGACCTCAGACGCAAGCTCCGGGTGATCGAAGAAGATGTATGCGTGCGCGCCGTTGCTCTTGCTCTCGCAGACAGCGAACGGAAGCTCCTTCGAGTGTAGCAACTCGAATAGCTCTTGCGCGAGCTTCGGCCCGCGATCCGCTTTCTTCACCGGGTCAACGTCGATCACGCCAAACAAGCATGACTTGTCTTGCAGCGTCGGGCTGACGATCAGGGCGCGCGAGCCGTCGAAGTGTCCCTGCCAATGGGCAGGGATCACGTCGCCGTTCTGGCGCTCTGGCGGTATGGCGGGTAGGAGCTTACCAGCGCCGTTCCAAGTACCTGCGGTCCACAGCGAATAGCCGGGACCGCAGGCAAATAGCTCCTCGAAGGAGCGTGGCATTAGAACTTGCCGCCGCCGCTCGATTTGCCACCGGCAGCTTCGCCATCGTGGTTTTCTTGGTCCACAACGAAGCCTTGCGCGGCGTAGTATTCGTGCTGAGCCTTCGCGAACTTATACAGGTCTTCGTCCTGCACGACGCCCGCAGGCTTGAAGCGCACGTTGAAGAACTCTTGGCCCGCGTCGTTCTTCTCAGGCTCGATGGTCGTGCGGATGATACGCGCGTACACCGGAAGCTGGCTCATTTCGAGCATGGCGTTCAGGTCTTTCGCACGCTTCACCTGCGACTTCGAGAGCGAGAAGGCGACGAGCATGTTGCCGAGGTCGGGCAACATCACGAGGTAGTTGTAATGCACCGACGCAGCGGGCGGGCTGTCAGCGTCGCCGCTGATCTGCGTGCCCCATTGGTCGAGGCCGTCTTGGTCGATGTATTCTTTGGTCGTCCACGACGCAGGCACGAGGCCCTTGATCTTCGTGGTGAACGTCTGACCGGGCTTGTCCCACTTATAGCGGACCTTGCCACCTTCGACGACCGCCTTCGCGCGAGCGAGGAGACCGCCACCGTTGTCCTGCTGGTCGCGCCAGAGGATGTATTCTTTCGACACGACGATGGGGATGACCCGCAACGGCTTGCCGAACTCGGCCAAGACTTCGCCGGTGACGTTGAGGAACAGAGCGCCGCGCGGCACGTCGCCGTTCTTCACTTCGTTCGACTGGTCTTGGGCGACCTTGATGCGCGGGATCGTGAGATCGCGCGTGTCGAGGTTCGTCTTGTCTTCGCGCTTCACGCCTTGCAAGAACGCCGGGACGGCGTTGTCGTTCTGCGTGGTGGTCGCGACGGCGGTGCTTTCGGTTTTCTGTGTTTCTTTCTTCGACATTTTCGTTTAGCTCCTACGGAGTTTCGCTTCTTTGACGTATGTAACCTTTACGACATCAGGAACTTCGTTCCCTGCCTCAAGGTTCTCCTTCACCCAGGACTTGAGTGTCTGCGGGTTGACTTGCTCAGTGATGAGGTCGCCGTTACCCGAGGCACGCAGTTCCGCGTAAAGCTGGGGGCGGTTCTCAGCGAGAACCGAAACGTATGTCTCATTGCGGATCGAGACGGAGCCGATGCCGGGCACCTTGAACGAGGTGATGCCAGCGCTCTCCATCATTTCAGGGAGCTTCAACGTCTCGATCTGAGAGATTTCAATGTTGATGCGCTTCTCTTCCTCACCAAGCTTTTCTTTCTCGTCCTTCAACTCGCGCAGGCGACGGACGACGGTTTCTAACGTGCTCATAGTGATGATACCTCCATGACTTGATATGCTTTCTCGTACTTATCCCACTGCAAGAGGCGCAGGTTGCCAATTCTTTTCGCCATTTCCACCGCAGCAGTGGCGATGAAGATCGGAGTGCCGACAGGAAGAAGATAGTCGCCGCTCCGTGCGTCAGCCAACTTAGACTTTAGCTCGGAGAGTGCAATATCATAATCTTGTGGGTTGATATGGCCTTCAACACAAACTGTAATTTCCCCAAACCGTTTAGCTGGGAAAAAATTTACAGTGAGTGTGTCATGCACAACGAATACACGAGGTTTCATGGCGTTTCATCCGGCTCATCTAAATCCATTCTTTCCAAGCGACGCCCATGATCTGATCGCTTAGTCGTTTGTTGGATCGAAGCACATCGAGCACCTTCTCGTCAACGGTGTCTAGCGCAACGATGTCGTGGTAGTTGATCTTCTTGTGTATCTCAGAGCCGACGCGGTGGCATCGGTCTTCCGACTGCACACGGTCTTCTGTCTTGAAACTGTTTGAAAGATAGATCGCCGCCTCAGCCGCAGTGAGCGTGAGACCGATACCCCCTGCCGCTGGGTTGCCGAGAAACACTTTGCAGGCAGGGTCGTTCTGGAAACGCTCGCGAGCCAGCACGCGGTCGGCGTCGCTCACCGCGCCGGTGAACGTGACGTGCTCGATCTTCTTCGTCGTCAGCAGCGACGAGAACATATCAAGCTGCGCCGTGTAGTGACCCCAAATGATTAGCTTGCCTTCTGTGTCTTCGATGATTTCGAGCGCCTGCTTGAACTTTGGGTTCTCGTCGGCGGGCATGAGGGGGATGACATCGACGGCCTTGCCGGTGTCGGGGTCGATACGTGGGAGGAAGCCAGCCGCGATCTGAGACAGTCGCAGCAGTTGCACCAGTATGATCGTCGCATTGATTTCCGCCTGATGTTCTTGCAGGTAAACGTATGCGCGCTTGCGCATTTCCTCGTATGCCCGCTCTTGTACCTGCGTCATCGTGACGTGGTACTTCGAGTAGAGCTTCGGCGGTAGGTCGAGGCAGTCCTCTTTCAACACGCGAAACGAGACACGATTTATGAGGTGCGAAAGCTCGTCGAGATTTTGGTAGCCCTCGATCTTCTCCGGCCCGTTGAAACCGAACGGGCGCGTCGAGAGCACGAAGCGCTTCTTGAATGCCGTGACGCTCTCGAACGGCATAGCGTCGGAGCCGAGGAAGCGAAGCTGCGACCATGCGTGCTCCGGCGCTTTGATGACCGGCGTACCCGACATGATGCGGCGCACCACCGTGTAGCGCGCGAGCGCGAGCATCACCTTCGTGCGGATCGCAGCAGGCGTCTTGATGCGCGTGCTCTCGTCCACGATCAGCATCACCTTGTACTTCTCGCATAGCTCTTGGAGATAATCTTGCGCGCGGCTCGTGCCTAGCGCCTCGATGTTCATCACCAGCCAGTGCAGCGCGTTGTTCTTAGAGATCAACGAGCGCTCGAACGTAAGCTGGCGGCGCTTGTTCTCTTTGTTGCTGGGCGTCATCCAGACGTGCGAGACATACGGCACGTCGGGCGGCATGTGTGTCTGTAGTTCGCACACGCCCTTCTCGTCGGGGTGACACCAGTTCGTCTTCACGCTGTTCGGACAAACGACGATGGCTAGCTCGATGCGGTCCTCACGCCACTGGTGCGCGGCGTCTTGGATCGCGGTGAGCGTCTTCCCGGTGCCCTGCTCCATGAAGTACCCGAACTCCGGTAGGTCGCGGGCGAGCAGGTAGGCTTGCTGTTGGTGGATGTACGGCGCGTACTTGCCGTGCGGCACCCCTGCCATCGGCGCGAGATTGATCTCGTCGCGGTGCGTGGTGAGGTGTGCGTTGCGTTCGCGCTGTTCGTCGATGACTTGGAGGGCCGCGAATTTATCCCGCACATCAGCATCCCACGCAGTTTGCGGGATAACGTCAGCGAGGATGCGCAGCGTGCGCAGGATGGCAGGGCTTTGGAAAGCTTCCTTCGGCTTGCTCCACCGCTTCTGTTGCAGCGCGAGCAGCTTGTCCGGTCGGTTGGTTTGGATGAAGACGCTATCGCCTTCGAGCCAGATGCGTTCGGTCATGCGTTATCCCGTATATACGCGATAGGGTATAGCCTATCTTTCAATCCGTCCGCGATAGGCCATAACCTATCGCGGAGTAGCTTAGCCGCCCGAGGCGCGCTGCGCAAGCAGTGCATCGACCTCGTTGAAGCGCTCGTCGTTGCGCTTACGGAGCGCCGCGAGTTGTGCCTTGAGGGCGGGTTCGTCTGCGCCGTCAATCTCTTTCGCCTCACGAATGAGACGGAGGACGGCGGCTGTCACCTGATCGAGCAGGATGACGGTCTGGATGATTTCAGATGCTTTGATAGCCACGGCTGGTTACTCCCGCTCAATGAGGCCGAGATCGACGAGTAGGCCAGCAAGAATACTGACGGCGCGCACAGCATCGCCGGTGGCGATAGCGGCCTCAGCCTCTTGGTTGGCGTCATACGCGGCACGCGCGGCGAGGATCGCAGCGCGGGCGTTGTTCAATGCGGGGCGGATTTGCTCGGCTCGCTCGGCGGTGAGGAGACCGGCTTGGTCGGTGGCGATGATGGCCGAGAGCGCACCGTCGAACGCCAGTTCGGCGGCGATGAGCGCTTTCTCGTCAGCAACGGCCAGTTCTTGCTGTCCTGTGCGGCCAGCCAGAGACGCACAAGAGGCCAGAGAACCAGCACCAACAAGAACAGCAACGGCAAGTGCCATCGCGCGAAACATTTTCATCGGGTATCTCCGATGCCGGAAGCGCTTAGACGCGCTTGCCGACCGGGGTGGTGGTAAGGAAGCGCAGCGCCACGTTAGCGGCGAGCACGAAGGCCACAACGGCGTCGATAGCCGCGTCAGCGCTGAGGCCAGTTGCAGTGATCGCGTCGATCACATCTTGACCATAGAACGCACCGGCGACGCCTACAGCGACGTTGAATGCGATAGTGCGGTAGCCTTTCAGCTTACCGGCGATGTCTTGAATGCTCACGTAGCTTCTCCTTCAACGAAGTTTTTATAACGTTTGAGTGACTGCTCGAAGCAGCGCTTGGCCTTCTTACGCTCCCTCTCTATCTGCGTCAACGCTTCGCTGGGCTTCTGCGCTTTGGCGACGCGCTGTTTGAGCTTCGACGTAGCGGTCGAGGGTGTGCGCGAACTCGTGGTAGTCACCGACGATTTCGACGAGCGAGGCGAGGTACTTTTCATAGAGTTCGTCTTTCGCGATGCTTTCTTTTCGGAAGGCACGCCAGAGGATGATGTTGACGATGACGCTGAATGCCGCGACTGCACCCGGAGTTGTGACTGCCTCGATGATGGGCGTGAAAATAGAGGAGAAGTCCATGCCATAGCCTTTAACCTCGGGGTGACTTGCGGAACACGAAAGCCGGATACTTACGGTATAGACCGGCCGGGGTCTTCCTGTAAACATAGGAACCACCGCCACCGCCGCCGCCGCCACCGCCACCGCCCGGCGAAGACTGTGCTGTGGTGATAGCTCCGCGAATACCGAAGTGCCGGATGGTTCCGCCGAGAACCGTGGGTCGAATACCGTACTGTGCCATTACACCGTCGCCACCTCAAAGAACGGAGAGACGTGGACGTAGGAGGTCTGCGGGTTCACGAACGTGCCCGGCCAGCCGCCGAGGTGGACCGTGCCGGTCTCGAACGCGGTGAACCGAAAGCGCATGAGATACGCAGACCCAGCGCCGATAGACTGACCCTGCCAACGGGCAGGGGTGCCGGGGATGACGCCAAGGCGTTCGAACTTGGACGCGGCACCAGCGGCTTGCATGAAGCCGTTCTTGAACGCATCGACGCAAGTTGCGCGCGTGATGTAAACCGGAAGCGTGGCTTCGTAGGTGACACCGGACTGCGCGATCCAAGTGTCCTTGGCCGCGCCGCCGAAGCTATGGCCGAGACCAACCATGTCGATCATCGACTGCACACCGGCGTTCATCGACTTGACGATCATGGCCGTTGCGTTTGCGCCTGCGCTGTTTACGCCGCTGTAGCTCGCCGTCACACTGTTGGCGACGAACGTGGTGTAGCCACCGAGGCCAGCGCTAAGACGGCGCGGGCCAGCGCCGAACCAGTTCTCGATGTGCGCTGGAATGTATTTCGTGTTCGCGCCCTCAAAGCCCTCAAAACTATCACCAAAGTTGAATGGGTTGCCTCGAACAACGCCAACATTCGCTGGCGCGTTACCAGTGGTGCGCGTGAATAGCGCGGCGACTGACGTGCAGTCGTTCCACACCTCACCGACCCACACACCGTTATCGAATAGAGCGGTGGTGATGTTGCATGATTGCGTGACGTGCAAGCGACCGACGTTCACGATGTCTTGGAAGACGCCGTTAGTTTCATTGGTCGAGGTACACAGAACAATTTCTTCAACGTCAGCCGTGCTAAGGCGGTGGTTCCACAGAAACAGTTTACCGTAGCTCTGCCCGACTTCTGGCCCAAGGGTTATGCCAGACTGAGCATTAGAAGATACGATAGCGAAGTTCGTGACGTGGAAGCCGCGATTACCAGCCTGGAACAAGGCGATAGCGCCGGTGCCGCGTGAGTTCGAGAAGTATGGATACGGCACGTTCGTGAACGGCGCAGGATCGCTGTCCCAGCCAGCGCTAATCGCTTCTATGGGGCGCGCATCGTAGAATGGATCGCCGCTGCTCGGCCAGCCGATGATATTTATTAACGACACGGAGTTCGGGTTCCAGCCACTACGACCGATAAAGTTGTTGGCGGTGGCGCACCAAGTACGGCGCACCCAAACGTCGTCGCCGGGTACTGGCCCGTTGAACGTCAGTGATCGGATATTCCATGCCGCGTTGGCCGGAGAGGTGCCGGAGTTCGTGCCGGTGGCGGCGCTGTCCACATACCAGTTAGCCATTACTTGTGCCTCGTGTAGTCGAACTGAACTGAGAACGCGCCGCAGTTGATCGCGGTGGCCGCGCTCGACAGAACTTCGATGGTGCCATAGATGCGACCGAACATATCGCTAGAGCTATAGTCGAGCGAGTATGACCACAGGGCCGCGTCGATCATCGTGATCGTGCGGACGCTGAGGTTGCCGCTGAGGATCGCGGTGTCGTAGATCGCGTTGAGCTTCGCGCTGTCTGCGAAGAACGCGACGCGGTAGTTGTCGCACGATAGCGTGGCGACGCGCAGCCGCGTGTTGAAGCCGTTCGCGCCAACCTGCATCGTGAACGAGAACACGCCGAAGTTCGTGGACGCGCAGTGAGAGATACCGGACACGGTGAGCGTGCCGAAGCGCGCCGGGGCTGCGCCGGGGTTGAAGGTGTAGGTGCCCTGGTCGATGACGCGCCCGAGATCGAACATCGTGCCGAAGTCGAGACAGGACGTGACCCAGCCGGGCGTGCGGATCGACGGCACGATGCGGGCCTGCTGCCCCATCGCCATCTGACCAGACCACGGCGAGAACGAACTGATCGCGCCCCAGCCGAGGAAGTACGCGGTGTTGCCCGGCGATGCAGCGTTGATCGCCACCGCGTCCGGTGGGCCAAGCGCGGTGAATGGATCGTAAACCGCCGCGAAGCCGCTGGCGTTGAAGGTCACGAGTTGGCCGGAGCTAATCGCAGCGGGGCCACACGCGCGCGGGATCAGATACCCACGCTCGATGATCGTGAAGTTGGCGTTGACATCACTGTCCCAGCCAGCCGCGTTGCGGTTCGGTTTTGTGAAGCCTTGGTCAGCCATATCAGGTTCCGTCGAGTTGCAGGGAAATTACCTCAGAGAACGGGGATTGACCATAGGCGTTGAACGGGCGGATCGCGAACGCCACGTTACCGCGCCACGCCCCGTTGTCTGCGGCGTTGGTAGGTTCTGGATACAGGAAGCCCGGCGAGGTCACGGTAGTCGTGCGGACGACCGTGTTGCCGCTGCCGATGACGGTGACGTACCACGACACGGCGTCGAGGTCAGCTTGGAAGTTGCCGTATGGAGCAACGCCGAAGCCTTGCGCTCCGTAGCCGGTCGTCTTGCTGATCTCCGGCCATTGCAGAACGATGTTGCGCTCAGCGCCCGCGCCGACGAAGCGGCGATAGTACGGGTTGATGTAGTCCAAGCTCGTCCCTGCCAGTACGCCATAGATGTTCGCGAGCGAGGTGGGCAGGGTGGTGCCGCTGCCGACGAGCACGCGGATGTCGCCAGCGCCCAGCGCGCGCGGAGTGAAGTGGTCGCCAGCGATCTGATAGCGCTTGTACGGCACCGACGTGGGGTCGTACTCGACGCCATCGAAGCCAACCGGCACGACCTTGTAGAAGAACTCGGTGCCGATCTCGTTCGACGTGTACGGGATTTCCCACATGCCGCCGCCCTCAGCGGGGTTGTGCAGCCACCATACATCGCCCGCGCTGTGCGCCGCGATCTGCGTGCCGCCGTAGCCGCGATACACGCGGTCAAGCTCATAGACGTTCGAGCCGACGAGCGTCGCGCCTTCGTAGGCCAGCATTTCGCTACCGATGCGGAACGTCGAGAGACCCAGCGCGCGGTCGAACGAGGAGAAGTCTTCAAGATCACCCTCGAACCAAGTGTCGATGCTCGACACGTTTGATCCGCTCTTGGCGTTGATGACCACGCGCACGTCCGTCATCACGTCTTCCGTTGGCGGGAAGTACGAGAGGACGCGGCCACCATCGGGATACGGAAGCGATTGCCCGTACAGGCGGAAGTCCGTGGTGGAAGGCGAGGTGTAGAGACCGGCCTGCGCAGTCGGGCCGCCCGGCGCGTAGCCGACGTAATACGCGGGTCCGTTCTTCTGGAACTCGAACGGCAATTCGTAGGCCGCGAAGTCGAGCGCGCGCTCAGTCGTCGTCGGCAAGCCGCGCACACCGGGGCGCGGCGCTTCGCTCAGCGGCTTCGACTTGCCGAGGTAATCTAGTTCTTCGATGAACGTGACCTTGAACACGCCGCGCCGAATTTCTTCGCGCTTGACCATGCGCGCCGGGACGGTGGTGTTCGAGAAGCTATCGACGAGCGTAATCAGATCGCCCGGCTCATACTTGCTGCCCTTCCAGCCGAGCAGCACGTCGCTGTAGATGTTGCGGGCATACATATTACCCCACAGCATCCGCTCGCACAGACGATACGCGGTGCCGCGCCCCATGATGAAGCCGGTGACGAGTTGCTTGTGCCGCACGCCGTTGAGGTCTTGATCGACTTCATCGCCAAGCGTGATCTCGTTCTGGCGATACGCGAGCAGGCGGTCGTAGAACTTGACGGTGATTTTGTTCGACGTGTCCTGCAAAGCCTGACGCCGCCCGGTGAACGGCGGCTTCGGATCGTCGGGGTTCTCTTGATAATAGAAGTCGTTGTCGATTACGCCGACCGGAGAGAACGTCTCAGTCGGTTTACCGAAGCGCAGCTTGTATCCGTCCCACGCGACCCAGCCACCATAGACGTTGACCAGCGCCTCGAAGATCGAGATACGCTCCGCGCTCGCGGGATACACAACGCTGATCTTGATGCCGTTGAGATTGCAATACTCTACGGCGGCGTCATACGTCGCAGTGTCTATCAGCGTCTCAGACTTACCGAAGCCGATCACAGGGTTGCAGAAGATTTCCTTGATGATCTCTGGTGGCGTGAGATCAACGATACCGGCGCGCACGCGACCTACGCGGACGACAACATCGAACGCGCGAGAGGCGCTGCTTTTCTGCACGGCGCGAAACAACTCGCCGGAGAGCGGAGCAAACAGCACACTCGCGTCAGTATAGACGAGACCGGCGTATCGGTTAAGCGCGGTCTGATCGAACGCCTGAACCGTGTCTTCCATTTCGTATCCGACCTGCGCGCCGATCTGCGTGAAGCTCGCGGTGTCACGGTCAAACTCGAAGGTGCGATAGCTTGCGTAAGAACCAGTCGCGCTGTTGGAAGACCCGGTGGACACGTCACGCATAAAGCAGACGACCCACTTGCTATCTTTCTCAGCGATGTTGGCAGGGCCAGCGTACATCAGATCGGAGTAGCCCTGCCCCTGATTAGTGGCGATAGCGGTGCCATCGTTGTTTTCGCTGTCGTCGTCGAACGGCGGGCCGTTCTGGTTGAACGCGGAGTTGCATAGCGTGGGGCCGGAGACGTAAGCACCCGTAGAAGAAAACGAGATAAAGAACATCGCGCCGTTCGGGTTCGCGGCGGCCAATGGCTCCAACAGATCGTCGCCCGGCGTGGTGTCGTTCAAATACGCAGCACGCACCTTCGTCAACAGGAAGTAGAAGCGAACCGAGCCATCTTGCATCGGAACCAAGAAACCAGCGGTGTCGTTGTTGGCGTTGCGCGCTTGATAGGTCGTTCCTTCCAACAGGAAGAAGTCGAGAAGGTTCGCCTCCATGTTGATGCGCGTGATCTGATCCTCAACAGCGTAGCCGTTGGTGCGCGGGTACGGCGACACAAACATCGCCGTGTCACCGAGGTTGGCGATTGAACCGAACGCATAGATCGTGTCTTGATCGTCGTTCAAGCACATCGAGTGGATGCCGCCGATCCATTGGATCGGAAGGTTGAAGCGATCATACGAGTAGCCAGCGGCAGACACCGTTGCGTCTTCACCGATCTCGAACACCGAGAACATAATGAACTGCTCGTTCGACGGGCCGAGTGGTTCGAGACCGGCGTGGACCATGACGAGATCGTTCGTGCCCGGCAGCATCCAGCAGCCGATGTATTCGAGATCGTTCATGCGCTCAGTGTGCGTGTTGCCGCGCGCGGCTTGCAGCGCGACAGCTTGCGTCTTCGTGAACGCGACCTCGCCAGAGTTGCGGGTGCTCTTGATGTAGAACAGCGTGTCGGTGTCCACCGTAGTGAACACAACCTGATTACCACCAACAGTTACACCGCATGGCGTGCGTGAGCGCGCATTGCTGGGCGTGGAGTTCGTGGCGTTCCACTCTTGCGAGATCGCGGAGCCATCGTATGCGGTGTTGATGTCCGGTTCTTGATCTGGTGCGACCTCGAAGTTGAACTGCGGGATGCGCGGCTGTTCGCCAAGCTGCAATTGCTTGAAGCCGATCCACACCGAATGCGGCCAGCGAACATTAGGGGCGGAGACTTGGTTTTGGAAATACGTCCAGCCGTTCTCTGCGTCGCTCGTTGCGTGAGCGCCGTAGAAATATGCCTCAGCCCATTCGAGAGACTTAGCGGCCTGCGTGGATTGCAATTGGCGGAAGCGCCGCGCGCCGATGGCGAACCTCCAAAAGCCACTTCCGACAATACCCAGCAAGTTCTCTTGCTGATCGACCTTCACACCGGGGCGGAACGTCGAGCCGTCTGCGAACGTGATGTTGTCGAGAGCGTCGTCTTGGATGCGCTCGCTGCCTTCCCAAATACCGATCACTCGATACGGGACGGTGGCGTGGCCCATGTGGAACATGAAGTCCCACGAGTACGAATAGTATTCCTGCTTCGACTTCTTCTTGCCGCTGCCGACCTTGCGCGTGTTCTTCGTACTCTTGAAGTTAGCTTGCCACACAAGGTAGCCGCTGCATCGAACGGTGCCGAAGATAACGGGGAGGTTCTGGCCGCGAATGTCCGAACCGACAGAAGGCGCGGTGGACGGGTTACCCGCGCTCATGGTCGGTGCGGGTTGCGCAGCGCTGTAGATCATCGAGCCGACCATCCAGCCGACTTGCGCCCACATAGCCGTACCGCCAGCCAACCAGCCGACAGCCGCACCGACAAATGGAATTGCTACGGACATTGCGCCCTCAAGAACTCGTCGCGGATGCGCCAGAACTTGTGATCGCGCATGATGCCACGATCACGGAAGAAGGTAATCGGAGAGCGCGTTACGCCCGCGAAGCCCTTTCTACCGTAGCAGTGCCAGACGTGTCCAGTCTCGTCGATCACGCCGCCGTGCGTAAAGTTGCGACCATACTTCACGAGGATGCAGTCGCCCGGCTCTGGCGTGTCGATCCATTCGACTACCGGCGTGAGCCAATCGAGCCAGTACGTTCCGTCTTCCTCAGTGATCCAGTTCTCGCGGTATCCCTCCGGCATCGGCGGGATGTCGTAGAATTGCAGCATCACCTCATGGAGATAGGTTCCGCAGTCAGCGCCCAAGCCTTTGATGCGGCAGCGCCAACGATACGGTGTACCTTCCCAGGAGCGAGCTTCGTCGAGGATTTTACTCCCCAACATTGATCTCCTCGGGGATGGGGATAGTCCAGAACCCACTCCAATTCCTCGCATTATTATACTTGCTGGTGCAGTCCTCAACTCGGCGCTTACGACAACCGGGAAAGATCGAGAAGCTATCGCCACTCACCGGCTGGAATGGCAGGGCGTGGGATAGCTTGATGATGTTGCCATCGTGGTCACGGATCGCGCGCACCTGTCCACTGTTTGCGCCTTGTAGGAATGTTACGCGCCCAAACGTGAAGTAGTCTTCGGCGTATGAGGCGAGCGATTGTGTGAGGAAGGCGACGCGCGAGCACGAAGCGACTTCGATGTTCGCTGGCGACACGGTGACGGTCACGCTCTGCGTGTTGAAGCCGCAGCCAGCGCTACCGAAGCGCCAGATGCATCCGTCGCTGTAGGTGTGATACGGCCAGTTCGTGTCGAAGCTATCCCACACGTTGCGGCCCTGCGCCATCGCAGCTTGGCGGTTCCACGAAATGTCACCGACGCGCCCGCGATACACAGGGAAGCGACCGAGGTCTGGTGTGTCAGCGAACACGCGGACGATCTCGATCTCCGCTGCGTCGATCTGGTTTGCGTCGAGCAAGCGCAGCAGCGCGTTGCTTCCGCTCGACGAGAGCACGAAGTTCATCGTCGCCACGGTGAGGTCCGTCGCGCTTTGGATCGTACCAGTAGCTTCGCCGGGCAGCGGGCGATACTCGCGCAGCGTTCCGCTGAGCGTGGCGTAAATCTCTTGGTTGCAGGTCGTGTAGTATTCGTTGAAGCCGCGACCTTCGAGCGAGATCAGTTCGACAAAGGTGCCGACATCCTCTCGATCCAAGCGCTCCATGAACGCACTGTTTATGAAGATCATGGAAGCACCTCGAAGAACTCTACCACGAAGTTGTAGTTGCCCCACAACTGCGACGTTGGCTTGAACGCGCGGTCGAAGTGAACCTTCTTGCCGTAGGTGCCCCACCAGCGATACGTGTCGCCGCTGTTGAGCGCGGTGGTGAACACGGCGAACGTGCCGTTGTCCTGCGAGAACGCATAGTGGATGCCGTTCGTCAGCGCGCCGCTCAGCGTGGAGAACAACGTGAAGCTACCGCTCAGCGGGATCACGCGCCACGAGTTCGTATCGTAGAACCGCCCTGCCCGCGATGTGACGAAGAAGCCGGTGTTGATGCTTCCGACGAAGTGATGCTCAGTCTTCGGGTCCGTGAACAGGAAGGGCAGGGTGCTGCCCTTGCGGTCGTTCCAGAAGTCCTCGATCAGCTTACGGCGACCGTCCTGCGCGTTCTGATATGTGATGCGATAGTCGTACAGCGGACGCCAGAACGTCGTGCTGAATTGCGCAGCGCCAGTTTCATAGCGTTGCTTCTCGGTGTTCCATCGCGGCTCGCGGTCGTAGTTCGCGGGCGGGGGAGAGTGAGGCCAGACAGGATACGCCATTGTTACCTACGATAATTGCCGAGCATCATTTGCGATTGAAGCTGACCGACGATCTGCTCCGCGTTTTGTTTGATGAACATCGCGCCCGTCTGCGTGTCGATAGCTTGGATCACGATGGTCGCGTTCATACCGCCGCCACCCGTCGCGTTCACGCCGAGCTTGCCGCCGATACGTTCGAGAGGAAGGATACCTTCCTTCCCTTTCTCACCGGCCATACCGAACAGCGTCGGGCCGCCAGTGACGCCGCC